AAGCTGACCCAGGTGAGCGCACCCTCCTCGTCTTTCTTCGCTACCTTGAGGAACTGACCGTCCCACGCGTAGCCCTTGGGCCAGAACGGGACGTGGTCGGGCAGCTTCGCCTTGTACTGCTCGGGGTCGTGGTGCGTGACCGCTTCGACTTCCGGCGCCGTGATGATAGGTGATACCTCCACTACGGGCTCAGGTTCCTTCGCCACAGGCGGCAGTTCTTCCGAGTAGCCCAGATGGATCGGGCTCTTGCGGTCGGCGTACTTGCACCCCTCGCAGCGCTCGCACAGTCCGCCGAAGTTCTCACAGGTGGTGGGGCCGGAGGTCCAGGCGTCGATCTTGGTCTGGGTGGCCTCGGCGTCGTATTCGGGGTGCCCTTGGCTCCAGGCGTGAGCCTGTGCCTCGCCCTCGACTGTATGTTTCACCAGCCCCAGCATCGCGCGCCAGAGGGGTTCTTCGACGTTGCCGCGCTCCTCGGCCACGTAGCGCAGGGTGGGGCAGAACTTGATGATCCGCTCGGCAGAGGACGGCGGGTAGACTTTCGGCCCGGTGCCCCACTCGTCGAACACGGAGGTGTCGGCCTTGGGCTTGGTCACTTCGGTGGGGATGTACTTCACCAGTGCGGCCATGAACCGCTTGGCCGGGATGGGCTCGGCGTCGCGCAGCAGCACCACCTCGACGTCTCCGTCTTTGCGCCAGTGGGTGCCCGTGGGGCGCAGGATGCTGGCAAGGTCCGCCGTGCGGCTGGTGTCGTGCTTGAACCCAACGGCCTTGAGTGCGGCGTGGAACGACTTGCCGATGATCCCGGCTTGCTTGGCAGGAAGGTCTTTCGTAAACGGCCAGTAGCAGTGCAGGCCGCGCCCAGACGCCACGAACATGGGTGCGGGAATACGGAGGGTGCGACACAACTCGGCGACCGCCTGTACGGCCTCCTTGCGCGTCGGGTAGTCCTTGGTGGGGCCGACGTCCACGTCGAGCCATTGGCTACGGGTGAAGGCGACGTTGTCTGCGGCACGGGTGGCGTTACGCAGCTTCGAGGGGTCCGCCTTGGTCGGCACCTTGCGTTCTTCGGCGAACGAGGCGCAGGCGTGAAAAACCTGAACGCCCGCATCATCGACCTTACGGGCGAGGCGGGCGAGGTCTTCGAGGCTCTTGCAGTTGTAGTGGGCTGGAGAGCGATCCATCCCGTTGCGGAATGCCGCCAGGACGTAGACACCTTGGGACGGCAGGATTTTTTGAAGGAAAGACAGCGTGTCCATTTGCCCCCCAGCGTTGGACTTGTTTAGAGGTAAGCAGGTTAGCTGCGCTTGGCACGCAGCTCTGCAACTTTGCGCTTCGTAGCTTCGAGGGCTTGTTCGATGTCGTGCTGGCGGGTGACACCGCGCTTGCGGGGCGGAAGCTGATGGGGAAGGATGCCGAGCTTAACCGCTACAGCGATGAGCTTCAAGACCTGCTCGTAGTGCTTGCGGTCGTTCTCACGCTTCGGCCCGGTGTTGGACTGCATGTAGCGGTTGACGCTCAGTCGGGACAAGCCGACCAGCTCGGACAGCTCCCCCTGCGAAAGCCCCGCCACACGGACGGGTTCGTGGTCGAGTTCCATGAGGGCTCCTAGAAAGTGGGTGCCGGTTACGGTTCCGGCGTCCCCCGAGGGGACCGGGCTGGGGGTTCTTACTCTTCGTCGTCGAAGCCCAGGTCGGACAGCATGTCGTCCAGACCCGCAGTGATGTCGTCATCGACCTCGACCACCTTCGCGGCCTTCTTCGGCGCGGGGGCGGGGGCTTCTTCCTCGACTTCCGCTTCGACCTTCACCTTGGCCTTCGGTGCCGCTTCGGCTTCCTCGACCACTGCGGCGAGCTTGGCGGACTTCTTGGGTGCCGGGGCAGGGGCTTCTTCGACCGGGGCGGGCTTGGCTGCGGCCTTCGGCGCGGCTTCATGAGCCGAACCGTTGGTCTCTTCGGCAGCGGTCGGGGCGCCACCGATGATGTCCTCCACGGTCTGGGTGCTCGCGGCCTGAACAGCCTCGGCCAGGACGTCATCACCGAACACGCCGAGCGGCTTGAACTGGAGAAGCTGGTGGGTCGCTTCCGGGTCGAAGCTGATGCGCGTCTTGCACTGGATCGGGGCGTAGCCACGACCGGCAACGAACTTCACGAACTCGTCCCAGTTACCGAGCGAGGTGGCCGGAACACGCAGCAGCATCGGGTCGTTGAGGGCGTCGGGGGCAGCAACAGCGAGGCGCTTCACATCGCTGCACGCCTTGGCCTTCTTGCCTTCGTCGGTGATGCGCGAACCCCACTGGTTGTGCGGGCAGGCGGCGCACTTCTTGGCCTGCGCGTTGACTGCGTCAGCGGCCGGGGCGACACCGTCGTTGGAGTAGCAGTCGGGCTTCTCGACGCTGCCCTGCGTGTACTTCTTGGCGTAGAAGACCTTGGCCGTGCCCTTGTTGGCGCGAAGGATTACCACCTCGATGCTGCGTGCCGGTTCCAGCTCGCCGTCGACGTTCGGGCGACGGATGATCTCCTTGGTGTCGCCGCGCTTGATGGACCAGTTCTTGCCCTCGATCGAGATGACGGGGAAGCCGCGCGACATGCCGGTCAGCATGTCCTCGACGTTGAACAGGTCTTTCGGGATGGCGACGGTCAGCTTGGTGGAGGGGGCGCTGTCGAACGGGATGAGGTTGCTCATGGTGTTTACTCCTGAATGTGTGGGGTGTTTAGTTGCCGTTGGCGAGGCGTTCTTTGAGTGCATATCCCATCAGCGGCCACAGCTTCTGCACGGCGTTCTGACGGGCGATCTTGCGGCCAAGTTCGGCATCGAAGTTCTCGGGGCTGGCGCAAGCGCTCTCGCCGGTCACGGTGAAGCCGTTGCGCAGCACCAGCACGCAGAAGGTCAGGAGGCCGAGGGCTTGCGGGTACTTGTCGCCATATGAAGGAGCGGCAGCTTCGGCCCCTTGCTCGGCAGTGAAATAGTGCTCGCTGGCGATGTTCGCCTCGATGTCCGCAGGTGTCACGCGCGGCGCGGTCAGCCCCTTGGCTTGGATTTCCTGCTCGATCTGCTGCTCGTTCATGGTGTTTACTCCGTGTGAACTGATTAGTGTAGTACGTGTTTACGCGCGGCGCACGCCGACGACGATCTCGCTTCGGAAATTAACGCCTGGGGGCAGGTCGTCATTCGCAGCCTTAAACTGGTCAATCAGGGTCTTATTCACTCGATTTTCAAAGAACGACATGCGCTCCTCGGGGTCTTGCAGCACCCACTGCACAAACTCATCCCTCGAACCCAGCGTCGCGCTAGTACGTGTTGAGATGTAAGCAGTACCCGCATCGGTGCGGGCCGAGTCGATGCCCGAGTCCTGGAACGTCTTGAGGATGATGGCCTCCATCTTGTCCATCACCGCGTCCACCTTGGCGACCTTCTCGTCGTACTGCTTCTTGAGCTGGGATTTCTTGTCGCGCAACTTGATGTAGTTGGCGACCAGTTCGTCGAGTTTCATTGCGCTTCTCCTTGTTTATGTCGTAGCACCCAGTCTTCGAGGTCACTCTCCAGCCAGCGGGTGACTCTGTCGGAGAGCTTGATGGGTTTGGGAAACGTGGGGTCGGACCTCGACAACCGCCACACCGTGACCTTGTGGACTTTTAAGGCTGAAGCAACGGCCTCTACAGTCAGTAGATTCATGGGCACCTCGTGCTTAGGTGTAAGCAAGTTAACAGAGAGTTAGGGGTGCGTCAAGCGCCGCGTATGGTTCCTGGACTTCTCAGTGTGCAGCGGCTCCGTCATGGCGCGCTCCACCGGCCAACCGCTGCGGAGACGGTTGTAGATGACCTCTTTTGGGAAGCCCAGCCGATCTTCCCACTCTCTGACGCACAGCTTTTCCCCTGCCCACTCGACCAGCACCGTGTTCTGCTTGTTGCGCTGCTGCTCGTTGTTCGTCGCCCACCGACAATTCTCCGGGCTGTAGGGTCCATCGACGTCGATGCGGTCAATGCTGTGGTCTGGCGTCGGCCGATCCCCCATGTCTGCGTAGAAGTTCTCGAACTTATGCCACCTTTCGCAAACAGTTATTCCGCGCCCGCCGTACTTTGGGTAGTTGGGCGCGTTTTCGTCGTAGCACCTGACGAAAATTCCACGCCAAGTTGCGTATTCCTTAGTGTTTCGCATTCCGTGCTTCCGCGACGCGAAACCGTTCGCCTTAGCCTGCTCGACGCGGAGGCACCCGCAAGACTTGGCGCGACCGCTGCACACCGCCGACCACGCTTTGACCGACTCGTTTCCGCAAGAACATAAGCACCGCACCATAGTGTTGCCGCTCGTCGGGTGCGCCCCCGCGTCCGAGAGCACCGTAAGTCGACCGCTCGTCGTCCCTGGCGCTACTGTTTTTCGCTGCTTCATACGTTCACCCCTTCTCGGCTTCCTCGAACCAGATCAAGTAACAGCCCTTGCATTGACTGCTTGTGTTGCAGGCGGTTGTACATCTTCCTTTCGAGCGGCGTCCCTTCAATATGCACGATCAACGTATTATGACGTTGGGAAGGTCGAACCGTTCTGCCGTTTGCTTGAGTGTAGATGTCCGCCCGGTTGATCGGCGCGTACCAGATGATGGTGCTCGCCGCTGTGAGCGTGAGCCCGTGCGACATTGCTGCCCCAATCGCCACGATCACGTCGTACTCGTTACCCTTCTGGAACCCACTGAAGATCACGTCGCGGTCACGCTTGCTGACCGCGCCGTGGATGACGCCGACCCGAACTTTGTGCTGGCGCAGGTACTCGGCCACCACGTTGAGCGACGAGACAAACGGCACGAACACGATGCTCTTGCTCTGCGACGCCTTGACCAGTGCCAGCGTCTCTTCCAGCCTCGGCTTGCAGTTGATCGGCACTTCGTCCCCGTTGACGTCCAACACACTTCCTGCGCAAATCTGCGCCAGCTTCATGATCTTCACCGCCTCGTTCACCGCCAGCACTTCCCCGGCGTCGACCTCGGCCTTGAGCTTCGCCTGCATCGACTTGTAGGCTTTCTCCTGCTCTGGGGTGAGCGGCACCTCGCGGGTCATATACGTGGTGGGCGGCAGGTCGACACACTCCTCACGGCTGAACCGTATCGCAGGCTGCATGACCTTGTGCACGATCTCCATCGCGCCTTCTCGCGGCACCCAGTTGTACGGGCCGGACTGGCGCATCACCATGTCCTTGAACCTGTTGAAGTAGGGCGGCACGGTGTCCGGGGTGATGAGGCGGCACTGCGCCCACGCATCCGTGGGGTCGTTCGGGACCGGCGTTGCCGTGAGACCGATGCAGTGCCTGGGCGGTAGCTTCATGCGGGCGGGCTGCTTGTTCACCACCTCGTTCAAGGACTTCCAGCGGTCGGTCTGCGCGTTGCGTGCGGCCTCGGACACCTCGTCCACGATCACCATGTCGATGTCGGGTCGCTCGGCAAACGCGTCACCGATAACCTTCAGTCCATCGTGGTTGATGATGTAGATGTCGACGAGCTGGTTGAGCAGCTTGAGCCGCTTCTCCTTGCTGCCGTGCAGCACGCTGAAGGTCAGGTGCGGGAAGTGCTCGAAGATCGTGTCGCCCCACGCACGGTCGAGGGTGGAGAGGGTGGAGACCACCAGCACGCGCTTACGCTCCCCGATACTGCGCAGGTAGTCGTAGGACCAGAGCGATGACAAAGTCTTACCGGACCCGAGCCCGTTGTGGCAGTACGCCCGGGGGTGGTAGGTGAAGAACGCGGCCGTCTCGGTCTGCGCGAAGAAGGGTTGCTTGATCGCGTGCTCGTTGCGGGGCCAGTCGTAGTAGTACAGGATCGGACTAGGGGCCTTGATCCCCATGTTCCTCAACACCCGCACCTCGTCGAGCTTGTGCGGCACGGCAACGAGGGTTGCTCCACGGTACTCGAACGTCTTCGCGGTGGGGATCGTGGCCGTGATGTGTTCGGGATTTTTAGACCGAATCACCAGCACGCGTTTTTTCTTGTGGACTAGCATCCCTCTCTCCCGTCCTCCTTACTTCTCGTTCGGCACGCGGTAGCCCTTCTGCGATTTTCTCCATCCCCGGTTGTCCTCTTTATCCTGGACCTTCAGGTTGCTGTCCGCGTTGGTGCCGCCGTTCTTGATTGCCGTCTTGTGGGCGACGTCCTTGCCGTCGCCCTTGTGGACTTTACCCTCTCGCTCGGCTTCGCGTCGAGCGGCATTTCGCTGGGCGCGGGCTTCCTTCTGTTCGGGTCGTGCTCCGTAAGCCTTGTCGTAAGCTGCTTTCTTGGGTCCGCCTTTGTTAGCCATGTTCCAGTACCTCCTTCAGTTGTTCCACATCATCCACCACGAGTGCTACGCCGTCAGCACGTTGAATTTCCTTGATGCGCTGGTCTTGGTTCGCGTTGGTATCGTGTCGGCGCCCAGGCGCCTTGGTCTCCACCGAGAAGAACCGACCCTTGTAGCACCCCACGAAGTCGGGAATGCCGGTCACGCCGCGCCCGTTCTGGGACGGCATGTAGTACCACCCATGCACCGGGTCCGGCCAGCTCTTGGGTGCCGACCCGGCCCGGATAAAGCCCTTCTCGTGGAGATAGCGCTGAACGTCGCTCTTAACCTTCGCTTCCGGCGTCATTGCCATCGTCGCCCTCCTGCAACCCATACAGTTCGTCCAACAACTGCTCGACGCGCAGCGCCAGCTCCAGCTCCAGGTCCGTCACTTTCGGTCGGTTGGCGACCTCCATGATGAGTTCTTCGTCGGTGAGATTGGCGAAGGGCGTATGAACCATTTTTGTTGTTCCTGTTGTTTAGGAGTAAGCACCTATTACCTAAGTAATAGACTAGCGGCGGGGTTTCCAGAACTCGCAGTCTTTGACGGGACAATACCCCCGACAAAGCCCCGAGGGCTTCTTGGGGTGCGCGTCAGGGCCTTCATTGTACGCCAGCTCCATCCGCTTGACGCGCGGCAGGAACGTGCTCCAGATGTCGGCGGCGTCTTCGCGCCTGAAGGTTTCCCGGTCGACCTTCTTGTCCGGGAGCCAGATGAACGTGGTGTCGATGACCTTCACCTGCGGGTACGCGATGAAGCCGAGGCCCGCGAACAGCATCATCTGCGACGAGTCTGGCTTTCTGCGGCCCGATTTCCAATCTGCAAGTAGTGCCCGTTTTCCGCTCACCACGCCCACGTCGATCACCCCACGGCACCACGCGTCCTTGGCGAACCAGGAGGTGGGCTTGAGCTGCTTGTTGAGTGCGATCTGGTGCTCGACGATGACTTGTCCCGGCACCCCCTCGAACCGCTTGCAGTAGGGCTCGTAGTGCTTCATGGAATCGGGCAGGGGGGTCTTGTCCTTGACGCGGTTTTCGAGAGCCTTATGGGCTCGTTGCCCGAACAGTGCCGCCTCGCCCGGAGGGTCGGCGATGTCCTTCACCACCTTGGTACGCCAGTGGCGATGTGGGCAGTTCTCGAACCCGGTGAGCGCGGTGTAGGACCACGCGAAGGGTTTGGTTGGTTTCATTTCTCACCCCGTGCGCGGATTGCTGCGGCCCCCACCGCTGCTTGGATCGCCGCTTCGCAGCTCGCGTCGTTGACTCTGGTGTTCCACTTGCGCAGCGCCTTTTCCTCTACACCGCTGTTGTCGGCGTAGCCGCCCTTGCTGCTGTCACCCCTCGCGGCAAGGCGGAACCCGCACACCGGGCACCCGTAAGAAACCTCAAGGGCGTAACCGAACCGCTCGTCCAGCGACTTGCTGACCTTGTGTGCGCCGTTCCCGCAAAACGGGCACCGCTGCGGAATTGTCATGTTCTCACTCATACTTGGGCAAGTTCCCTTGTTTGATGTTGTCGTCCACGTCGGCCCAGAACTCGTCGAGCACCCGGCGCTGCTCGTCCAGGGTGAGCCTTGTGCCCAGCTGCTTGCGGTGGCCGGTGAGCCACGCACGGCGTTGCTTCATCCACAACTGCTCCAGGCGCTTGACCCAGAGTTTTTTCTGGTCGGTGGTTAGCGTAGGGTATTCCGACTCCAACCACGCCACCGCCTGCCGGATACGTTCCCGGCGCTCCTGCTGCACGTACCGCACCTCCAAAGTCCTGAACGCGACGTGGACGGCACGGTAGCGCAACCCGGCGCGGCCTTCGACCTCGAACAGCTCGTCCCGAAGCGCCCGTACAAACCTGATCCACCGGGTGAAGTCCAGCGCATACGCCTCGATCAGCGGCAGCAGCACGACGTGTTCTCTCGGCAGGATGAACCTGTCGGGGTTCTTGTTGTACTGCTGCATGTACCCGTCAGCGAGTTCGATCCAGTCTGCTGGTGTGCTGCACCGCAGCAAGAAGTCGGTCGCTTCTCCGAGCGTTCCCATCTTACACCTCCCTGTTAGTGTTTACAAGTTTACAGTATAGGAGGTGTTTTCCCGGCGTCCACTGTGGTTACATACACTCTCCTGAACTATTTTCGAGCGAGATTCCCATGTCCTTCAGCATGGAGTACGTTTCCTTGATGTACCAGTCCCAGTCGAGATCATCCGGCAAGGTCTCTGGCAGAACCATGCACAGTTTCGCGCCTTCCGTCTTGGGCACCTTGTTGCCGCTACCGACGTAGCAGATCGGCGGCAAGAACTCTCGGGTCATGTACCAGCGCGCCACCCGGCCGAATGGAACACCACCGACCCCAACCTCCACCGGGCGAGGGCGGGACTTGCGCTTGACGCTTGCCTTCTTGATCCCGCTGTCGATCCACGCCTGACGGCGCCACTCCCGATCGGCCACCTCCACCCAGTCGTCAACCAGCTCGAACCCCTCGTACTGGATGCCGCCGCCCTGAACCTCGCGCACAGCCATGAAGTCTTCCGGGTTTGAGTAGTCGTAGATCGCGTAGTCCGGCAGCGTGCCGTGCACAAGGTAGTCCTGCGCCATGTTGGAGCACACCTGCATCGTGGGGTTCTTCATCAGCCCCTTGGGCGCATACAACCCCTTGCTCTTGACGATCGGCTTGTCGTCCTTGTCGAACGCAACTTGGGGTGATCCACTACCGTAGTCAGCCACCACGGCGAGGTAGTTGTTCACGTCTTTCATCGCCACCTTGTAGTAGCGGGTCTCCTCGTACTCGAAACCCGTGATGGACGCGTTGCCTGCGACCGCCGCCTCGACCTGCTCGCGCACTGCCGGGGGGTACGCCACCATGATGCCGTCCGTGTTGGCCGAGATGACTCGCGCTCCGGGCACCTTCTCCACGTCGTGGATGAGGCACATCAGGTTCAACTGCCCGCTGATCGTCACGGCGAGCATGAGGTCCGGGGCGTAGAAGGCGCTGTAGATGCTGCCCAGCTTGCCGAACGTGCCGTTCAGCAGAATCTTGAGGCTGTTCGCCACCTTCTTGTTGCCGCTGTGCTTGGCCTCCATCCGGCGATGGTAGATGCTGGTGTACTCAGCGATGAACCGCTCACCCTTGCCCGCACCAAACGCGGGGATCAACCCGGCCTTCATGATCACGTTCGGGTAGTAGGATGCCACGTCGAAGTCCGACACGCACAGCTCGTCGCTCGCCTCGACATAGAGGCTCACATCGTGGGTGCTGTGCAGCCCGCCGATCCCCATCTGGTAGGTGCCGTACCCGAGCTTGACCGGCTCGGCCAGAAACTCCGGGGCTTCAGGGGAGCCGTTGCCGGGATTCACCGTGAACGACGTGTTCCCCAGCTTCTCGATCAGGTCGAGGATGATCGGGCTGTCGGTGTGGATGAAGTCCGGGGCGCTGTAGCTCACGAAGGGCGGCGGGTTCTTCTTGCCGAAGGACTTGAGTTCGAGCCGCTTCTTGATGATAGCCTCGGCCATCTGGGCGTCCGACTTGGACCGCAGGTCAATGCCGTACTCCGCACTCATGTCCACCCGCAGGTCGATTTCGGTCTTGAGCTTTTTCAGCAGCCACGTCGTGCCGCCAACGTCGTTGAAGCAATACTTCTCCACAAGCGGATGCTCGTTGGGCTCCAGGTCTTTGGTGTGGTGGAACGGCATGTCGATGAGCGACGGATACCCCATGCGCCCCATGTAGCGCTTGAGCGAAATCTCCACCCCCGGTGCCACGTTGAACACGTCGATGTGGTCGACCTTCAGCATCTCGAACCCGAACAGCGTCTCGGCCTCCCACGGCATCATGTTGTCTTCGATGAGACGCGCGGAGAGGTCTTTCAACTGCGCCGGGTTGGCCCCGGCCATTGCGTAGGAGACGATGGGGAGGTCGAACTTCCAGCTATTGAACCCCACCCAGGTGAAGGCATCGTTCGAGAGTAGCTTGCGAAGCTTCGCCATATCGCCCGGCCGGTGCCACCAGAACGCTGCGCGCTTTCCCAGCTCAACGATGGACACGCAGACCAGGAACACCGGGTTGTGGGTGCCGATTAGCTCGACGTCGAAGACCGCGTGATAGGGACGAGTCCAGCGCGAGCGATCGAACGGAGTCACATGAAGCCCCCCATGTTGTAGCCCTTGCTGGCGTAACCGGCCGCTAATGTTTGGCGCAGGTGCTCCTCCATTACCTGCGCCATCTGGACCCCGGAGACGGGGGTGTCGGCAGCATCGACGATGATGCGCCCCAGGTACTCGGTGACGCCCAGCAGCACGTCACTCAGGTTGTACTGCCCTTGTCCGGTCATTGCAGCCATCTGGCGCACGATCTGGTCGATGGCTTGGCGGTTCACGTTGTGTTCGATCATGGTGGTTCCCTTCGAGCAGGTGCTCGATGAAGGTTAAGAGGGTGGGTTCGTCGCAGTCCACGGCACCGGCTACGAACCGGACACCGTGGTGTTCTGCCAGTTGTTTGAGGTCAGAGCGGTTCATCGTTCGGTTCCGGCTTCACGGCGTAGGCAAACCACCGCTGTCCGTACTGCCGCTGCGCATCACGCGCGGCGTGCCCATAGTCTTCTGCTTCGACAACGCACTCCGAGTTGCGCCCGGTGTCGTCGTGCTGGAGGAATACGCGCCAGAGCTGCATGGTGGTCTCCTAGAACGTTTCTTTCCCGCGCGCCTGAAGCTCCAGCACCGCCAGTGCGTTCCACGCGACGTGGGCGAGGTGTGGCAGTCCAGTTTCCTTGTCCAGTCCGTCCGGGTCGACGTCCATCGCCAGCAGGTGACGCATCATGGCATCAAGGTAGCGCTGTGAGCCTTCGGGGACCGTGGCCCAGCCGGCGCGTGTGTACTTCTTCGCGCCGTAGGTGCCGACATCCACCACGATCTGAAGGGCTCGGCTGAAGTCGAGCAACACCCCGGCCATCGGCTTGCCCTTGTCGTCCTTGGCGCCGGGTACGTGGAGGTTGGGGAATAGGGTGCTTGATGATAGGTGGCGTTGTTCTGTGCCTTGCCGCAAGTAGTCCAGTGCGGCCTCTTTGGTGAACTCGTCGTTACAGTACGCCGCTTCAATCTTCCGCCTGAGCAGTTCCTTCAGTCCAACCGATTCGCTCATGCCGCCCTCCACTTGGCCGGTCCACCTTCGAGAATCCACAACCCCTTGCTGCGCAGGTACGCCGCCGCAGCGATCCACTTCTCCTGAAGGGTGGGGTTGTCCGGGTACAGCGCGTCGGCACGCGCTGCGAGATCGATGTGTTGAGTGGTCATCACGTTCTCACTTGACCGGCTGTGCCGATGTGTCCTTGTTGTACCGCCCACGCACCGCGTAGCTCTTGTCCTCCGGCACCGGCTCACTGCGGTGGAAGATCATCTGGCCGATGCGGCACCCGTGGTGCAGGCGAATGACGTGGTGGCGGGTGTTGTTCTTCAGCTCCAAGGTGAGTGTGGAGCCGTGCCAGCGGGGGTCAGCCCAGGTGGCGAGCGCGTTGTCCAGTCCGATCCGGGCGCCCGAGCTGTTGAGCTTGAACTCGGCGCTGATGTCGGCGGGCAGGTCGAAGACCTCGACCGTGTGCGCCAGGATGAACTCGCCGGGGAGCAGGTCGTAGAAGCCTTCGGTGATGTCGGTTTCCAGCCAGTGCACGTTCTGTTTGTCGCGCAGCGAGATGGTGGCGATCTCCCTCGGGATGGGCGCTTCCCGCAGAATCTTCGTACCCAGGTGCACGTCGATGCTCGTGCCGTTGATGTCCTTCGGGTCTACCGGGGCGATGACGCCCCGCTCGGCAAACTCGCACAGCTCGTTGTAACTGATCAGCATTACTGGTTCTCCTCCTCTTCATCCTGGTAAGTGACCCGCATGAACGGGGTGTCGGCGACGGCGTCGCCCAAGTAGCGCAGTCCAAAGTAGATCGCTGCGGCCAGCACGAGCAGGCCAAGGTCGGTGACGACTGCGGGCATGTTTACTCCTCAACAAGTTGGTTCGAGATGACGAACGCGCGGAACGTCTTGCCGTTGTGCTCCACGGGTGCTTTGCTGCGCAAGGACTGGATGATCGCTCGAACGGTCGACTCCGTCCAGTTGGTCTTCAGCTTCTCCAAGTCGAACCCTTGGTGCCCGTCGGGGTGTTTCCACTCGTTGACGTCCACGCCGATGAGGATGCGGCGTTTCACAGTTGAATCTCCACGCGTTGCCCCCGCTTGGCCCCTTGTGCCTTGGCGCGGGCGTTGATCTCGTTGACCGCCATCGCGTTGATGTTGAAGCGGCGCACCGTCCAGGTACGCAGGTGCTTGTCCATCTTCATGATGTTCTCAACCAGCGCTTCACGCTCGGTCGCGGTGACGTTCCACGACTTCCCCTCGTCGACTCGGGCCTGCATGGCAAGCAGCACCTGACCTACGGCGTCGGCGACTTGCCACATCCCGTTGCCCTTGCCTGCGGAATCCACCGCCGTCAGGTTGATGAGTTTGGCAATCATCTCGGCGTGGTCTTCAGTAAAAAGCCCGAGCGGCAGCAGCTCGACACTCATGTGCAGTGGGGTGAGCATCTTGTGGATGGCGGCTTCGTCGAGGAGCGTTGCGACGGCAGCGGGGTTGATGCGCTTACCCCAGCGGTGGGCCTTAGGTCTCATGGCTTGACCTCCGTGCAATTGAACACACTATTTCCCACGTAAAAGCGACCGAGCTTTCGGCATTCAGTAGCAATGACGCTGTGTGCGTATAGCCAGCCGATGAAAAATCCGATACCCAGACACGCAACATATTTCATGGTTTGGCCTCCGGTGCTGCTGCGAGCATTGCATCCCACACCGCCTGGGCCGTGCTCAAATACCCGTCGCAGTGTTCGGACCCTGCGTTATCCATTTCTTCGGTACTGACAATCGGCACCAGCCTCCAGCCTTCGGGGGTGCTCAGCGCGGGCTTTGCTGAGGTGCCTTGCCGCCACGCGACGATCCGATCCCGGTCTTCCTCATCCAGTACGCGCACGTCCGTCAGTTCGCGGATGTCGTCATGAAGGCGGGCAATCTCTGTTTTCGCAAAGTCGCGCTCTTTCTCAGCCGCTTCGAGGCGGTCGAGGAGTTCAGAGATTACGGCGGGGTTGGCTGCGGCGTAGAACTTTGCAAGAGGTAGCGACTGGTGCGCCGCGTAATACTGGTCGCAGTCGATAGTGGCGATGGGATAGATGTTGCCATCTTCGTCAATCTGCCCGACCGCTGCGGCTGGAACGTCTTCACTTTGATCGAGCCATGCTTGATTGCAGTTGCTCCATCCGCTTACCGCTTGCGCCAGTCGGCGCAGTTCTTTCGTGTCGATGGTCATGGCAGCTCTCCAGTGACGCGGTCGATTGCGCCGGGGAGGGCGTAGATCTTTTTTGCTGCGAGACTGGTCGACAACCAAAAATCGCTGCCTGAAATGATGTCGTGTGCTGCTTCTGCAACCAAGGATCGAATTTCCTCTAAACGACTTTCGCAAAGATCACAGGGTATTTTCTCCCCTGACGGATCAAAACGATCGCCCATTCCGTTGCAGTTTTTACATTGCTGTGCGCCGGGGAGGGCGTAGAGAGGGTTCTCCGGCTTGAGTCCCAGCGTCGGAAGCAGCGACTCCGCGTGCTTGAGGTCTTCGGCACGACAGATCGGAATTTGCTGCTCCATGCGTTCGATCTTTGCGCGCAGGTTGTCGCGCTCGTGGTTGCTTGTGTTAAGAGCAAGAGCCAAGCTGTCTGCGAGCCTCATAGTTAATACTTGCTCTTTCTCAACCACTTCGAGGCGGTCTTTGAGCGAATACGTCATCTGTTGAAGTATCGCCTTATCTGCGCGCAGGGCATCGCACTCTTTCTCAGCCGCTTCGAGTCGGTCGATCAGCGCATGCACGAGAGTTGAACTCTGAGGGCGCTTGTCCCGCTTCAGGGCGTCTATGTCGATGGTCATTTCATGTTCCTCCCAATTTCTGCGGCTGCACGGACGATGGCTCGACGGGCGGCGGAATACTTATCAACGCGTGCATCTTCCTGTACATATGCGGCCCAGCAGGATGCAGTTGCCCAAATGTCTACCTCCTCATCTGGTCTGCAAGAAACCTTAATCCCTAAATTCACTGCGAGACGTAGTGCATCTCCGTCGTCCACAAGCGGGTTCCATCGGCTTAATACCCCCTCAAAGTACGCATCGTTTCCATACCAGGATGGAGTCAATTCCCCACTAGCCTTCGCAGCCAGTTTCAGCAATTCACGGTCGTTCATTTCGCTTCTCCCTTCACCCGCCACAGGTAGCGGGGTCTCGTGCGCCGCACCTCCTTGCCCACCACCTCCACCAGCCCCTTCCTGGCGAGGCGGCGTAGCGCAGTCGTCACCGACGAGCGTGGCATGTCAAAGGTATCCATGATGCGCTCGGCCGTCCATGTACTGTCAGCGTCCTCGTCCATGAGGCGGAACAAGCGCATGGGCAGGCTCTCTTTCTTGAACGGGCTGGCGGCAGCTACTTGGGCGCCCGGTAAGGGGGTCACGGCATCCTCCTGTACGCTCATGATGGCCTTGCTGCGCAGGTTATCCGGGTCGTACCCCAGCATCTCGCATATCCAGACGAAACTGCCTACGTGGCACCACGTCGTGTCCATCAACCAGCGCTCGGGCCAGTGCAGCGACTCTACTGGGATGACCCTCTTCGACGGGCCTTGCAGCCGCTCGACCCGCAGTGTCAGCGCCTCGTGAATCCCGTTTAGAAGGCAGGTCGCCCACAGCTTGCGCTCGGGGGTTTGCGGTACGCGGGGTTCGAAGTGGCCGTGCTCTATTGTATTGGACATAGTGTTAAGAAATAAACAGGTTAGTGGGCCGTCTGGTCGTTCTCAACGTACATACGCGTCAGCATGTCGCGCAGGCTGGTCATGCCGCCGACGCAGCGGTGGTACTCGGTGCCGGTCGTCTTGATGGCGTTCTCGGCGGCGTGTCCGATCTTGCTCGTGAAGGTGATCGTCACCTCGGCACTCTCGGCACGGGACTTCAGGGCGTGCAGGCTCTCGTCCTTCCAGAACGACAGGTCGAACACTTCGCCGAACTCGGACTGGATCATCCCTGCTTGCTGCGGCAGCAGCCCCGCGATCAGCACCCGCTTCTTGCTGGCCTTGGGCTCGTTGATGATAGGTGCGTGAATCTGCGGGGGCGGGGCGGCGAGCGCCGGGAGGTGCGTGGCGAGCTGCGCCATGAGTCGGTCCTTGAGTTTGGCTGCGACCTGCTGGGCCAGCGTGTCGGCCAGTGAGGTTGCGAGCGTCTCCACCAGGGCGTTCAGATCGAGCGTGGTGGGGTTGGTTGAGGTGGGCGAAGGGGTGGGTTTGGCGCAGGGCTTCTTGGTCTTGGGAGCGGGCTCCTGAACGTTTGAGACAGACTCCTGAACGTTTGAGAGTTGTGCGGTTGCCGGCCAGTACCCATAGAAGGCGATGTTGCTCGGGGTGTGCCCGAGAAGGGTACGGGTGAGCCGCCCCTTCTTTGCTAGCTGCGACATCATGGGGTTGATGGACGCCCGCTGGTGCTGAAGCATCTCAGCTACTTGTCCGGTGGTTGCGCCGGGGTGGTCTTCGACACATGCGATGATTCGTTCGGTCAGGTTCATCACTCGTCCTCCTTCATTTCAAGCTCAGTCACGAACCGCCGCTTGATAGCGGCGAGAAGCTCCTGCTGATCAACCATGTCGGCAACAACGGCAAACGCCGCCAGCACGCCAGCATCCCAGGCTCGATCAAACTGCTTGTCCAACACGTCTTGCAGGTCCATCACTCATCCTCCATCTTCATCCCAAGGGCGGCGCAGATCAGCACCAGAACAACTATGGCGAGGCCGTAGAACAGGTCGCGTAGGGTGGTCATGGCTTATCCTCCTGGGCAGGCAGGGTGTCGAGGAAGGCTCGAATGGCGAGGACTTCCGCCTTCAAGTCCGCAATGTATGCCTCGCTGTCGTCGGCCGTTGCTGCCAAGCCTTTACGCACACAACCCCAAGCCTGAGCTTCGGTCTCGAAGTAGTTTCGCGGCGAAGCCGCAGTGCACCCCGGCAGGATGCCCTCACTAACGATGGTGATGGGCGTCACTGAACAGTGGGAGAACTGCGTCTGCTCGCTGTCCTTGTAGTGCCAGTTGATCTTGTACATTGTGGTCATGATCAATACTCCGAACGAAGCATGAGGACGAACTCTTCCTCAGTGGCCGACAGGTACAGCACGATCTCGTCGAGCGGGAAGTCGGTGTACTCGATGGCTTGCTGTGCATAGGTCTGGTTGGGCGGGATGTCGTCCTGGATGCTGAAGATCGCACCGGGGGCGCGTACACCCTCCTTGGTAAGCACCACAACGAAGAACGTATCGCGGCTCTTGCGCAGCACGGGCAGGTAGGACCACACCATGTCGAGCAGCCAGTAGCAGCCCGCGTTGTCGGCGAGGAACTTCACCCCATCGGTGATGACGAGCCCCGGCATGTGGCGGTAGTAGTGCTCGGTTCCGTAGAATTGGCGTAGCTCGTCGAGCAGTTGGTCTTTGGTCATGATCACAGCACCTCGTATTCAACCCAGTCGGTGAGCCAGCGGACGAAGCCGCTGGCGTCCACGTAGCAAGCGGCTTCTTCTTGCGTATCCGCCACTACCGTGTAGTAGTTGCCGTTGTTGCCGTTGTTAAACAACCCCACCCGGTACTTCTTGGTGGGCGGCTTCACGCGGTACTCGTAGTTCTCGTACCAGCCCGGCGTGCCGACACTCACCCATGTAGCGCCCGGAAGATTCCGATATTCAACCTCCGCGCCCTCTGCCCACGCGATGATCACGTCGGCGTGCTTGTGTCGTTGTGTCATGGTCACACCTCTTTCTCAATGATTTGCGAAACAGCGCTGCCGCGAAGCCCAACAATTGCTGTCGGGAGGTCAACGCCGTGCCTTTGCAGGTACGTCACCAAGTCGTCAATGCCTTGGTTGTACCCCACCTCGAACGCAGTGTTCTGCACATCGGTGATGAGTTTGTCGGCCTTCAGGGTGAGGGTCTTGAACTGCATTTCCAGTATGTGGTTGCTCTCGCGGTTGATCATCTCGCTTCTCCTCGTAGTGGGGGAGGGGCACCCCTCCCCCGTGGTTGTCGTCAGTCGATGAGGGTCAAGCGGCTGGTCTGGAGGTCGCGCAGGGTCAGGCTCACCAGCTTGTCGGTGTCGTTGCGGCGGATGAAGATGGCTTTGGCATCCAGCAGTGCGTCAACGTTGCCGTCTTCATCCCCCAGTGCCGAGTCGTTGATCTGCTCCACCACCCCGTCGAACACGAACTTCGCGCCGCGCCAGTGGACCTCGGTGCCGATATCCAGGTAGTTGTCGATGTCCGCCACGCTGGCGATGCGCAGCGCGGTGTCCTGGGGGTCGGGTCGGGTGGATTGCTGCGGGGTGTCCGGCACCGGGGTGGAACCGATGGTGACGTCCGTGTTGGCGTCAATGCTCGGCAGCTTGGCGAGGTACTCCATGACCGCAGCGCTCGGGTTGTTGACGGTGATCATGATGCAGGTGTTGATCGTGGTTTTCATGGTGCTTCTCCTTCGTGGTTGTAGGTGCTACGGGTTAAACAAGTTCGGTTTGGGTCAGTTGATCCCGTCTTCCGGGTCGAAGTCGATCGGTTGTGCGCCAGCGCACAGCAAGTCCCAGATGGCGTCGGCCATCGCCTCGGGGTCTTCGATCATGGCGTCCACAAGGTCGGTGTGGTCCATGTCGTACAGGTCGTCGACAGTGACGGCGGGTTTGCGGGTGGTGGTCTTCTTGCTCCAGTGCGGGGTGTCGCTGGCGAACCCCTTGTTGAAGTTGCGGTAGTTGAGCCACGAGTAGTCGTACTTGAAGTCGTCCTCACCGGGCTCGCGCTTCACCGGCATGGTGGTCCAGTCGATCTTCACCAGCGCATCGCGCAGCCGGAGCAGGTGGTCGACGTCGAGTTCTTCTTCGGCATGATGCTCGTGGATGTAGCCACAACTGAGGTTCAGGCACTCCGCGATGAGGTCGGTGAAGTTCGCGCTGTCGGTGAAGATGCCACCATCGTTGGGTCGGTAGTCGAGCCCGTGGTCGTTGAGCGCTGATGATAGGTGCGCGGCCAGCTCGTCACTGCAACACCTGCCCCACGACTGGTGGGTGATCACGTCACCCGTGCCCCGCCGATCGAAACTGATGCAGTGCGTGAACGTCTTGAAGAACTCGGGGTTGTCCTTGGCAGCAAACGACGAACCCAAGCCGCCCACTTCTTCTGCCCTGAAGAACGCCAGCCAGCACGGCACCCCGGCGTCGAGCATCTCCATCAGCAGCCACACCCCCGCCCCGTCGTCGGCACCGAGGGTGCACCCGTCGGTGTAGGCCAGCATGAGGTTCGCGTCGTACAGCACCTTCTGCGTGGTGTTGGGGATCACGATCATGTCGGTGTGCGCCGTGAACAGCTTGTCGCTACCGCCACACACTTCGACGAACACGTTGCCGTATGAGTCCTGGCTGAATTGTGTGGTGTGAGGGTGATTCTCCAGTGGGAGGATGTGCTTGGCGACGAAGGCTTCTTCCTCCGGGGTGCCCGCCTTGCGTTGGGTGGATAGGATCGTGAGGATGTTCTTCACGTCGTTGTCGATCTGTTGGGCGTGCTGTTGCGCTGGGTCGAACATGATAGTCCCTCTTTGTGTTTAGGTGTTAGCACGCCACCGGGGTGATGGCGTGCTTAGGGCGTAGCGGGTTAGATGCGAAGGTCGTCGAAGACTGGCTCGGACTGCCAGGGGATCGGGTCGAACCGTGTGGCGAGGTGTGTGACGATCGCTACCGGGTTGTGCTTGGGCGGACCAACGAACTCGAACGACTCCTGGCGCTGCTGCATCTCGCGCCACACATCGAGGCTCACGTACTTCGGGGCGTCGTCCTCCGTGGTGAAGTTGTCCACGTCCGTGTTGTCGTCGAGCCACACCGTCTCACCCGTCTCCGTGTTGACGTACTGCGTGCAGTCCGGGAGGTAGCCGTACTCGTTACCATCGGGTGACTCTTCGGCAAGCTCGACCAGCTCGTCGTCGCAGTTGCTGCACACCAGCCCGCTGTCCGTCGTGGTTGTGTTGTCGAGGCTTGTCCACTCGTCGCAGTGGATGCACTGCACGAACCCGCACCGGGTAAGTAGGTTGTCGTCGTTGGCGTACCACTCCCCGTCGATCTGGATGGCGTTGTCGATCAGCACCATGTCGTAGTTGTCGCCTCCGTAGCGGGTCCGCGACGTAACGGCGCTGACGAAGTCGCCATCACACTCGGAGCAGTGGTGTGTTTCCTCGTAGTCCGAGTAGTGGATGTCATCCTCGTCGTCGTGGAGGGCGTTGCACCGGGGGCAGCGGTGGCGTTCTTCCTCGGCGTCCAGCACCCCCCTCTTGTCATAACCCTCGTAGGTGCAGTAATCCCCGGCGTCCGGGCGGACGAGCAGCCAGTAGGACTTGCCGGAGTCATAGTAGTCATCCACATCGAGCGAGCCACCACCCGAGCCGATACCCGCATCGACATACGGCATGATCCACCCCGAGCCCTCCTCGTTCTCGATCTTCAGCAGGCGGCACCCGACCAACGCCCGCTCGACCTGGGTGTACCCGGCACTGGTGAGAAGCGGCAGCATCTTCGCTGCGTCACCGTAAATGCGCGCCACCGTCTTGTCCTTGGCGTTGCAGATCGCCCGTGCCGTGATGCGCTGGGCATCAGCGTGGAGGTCGACGATGCTTGCGGGCTTGTTGTTGTCCGTGATGTACGCCACCTCGAAATCTCCAGACGCGTAGCACGCTGCGGGGTGGATGTGCCCAGCGTACCAAGGGCTCTCGTCGGGCGACTTGTCGTAGTAACCCCGCGTCTGGCAGCTCTCGCTCGGCCCCTCGTCGATCGCGGTGATGATCTCGTCCTCGGTACGAGCAAAGTGAAGCTGTTTGGGTGCGGTCGCCACGAGGTAGTCGTTGGCATACTGACGCACCTCGTCCGGCGTGAGGCTGGGGAAGAACTTCGCAAGGAACCGCCCCGGCTTGGTCCGGGTCTCGATACCCCGGATGAGCTTGTCGACGCTCTGGTAGTACGCCACCTCCTGCGGGTTGACGACGCTGATGTGCGGGAGCCGGTCGCCCGCAGCTTCGTTCCTTGCGAACCACGCCTGAAGGTCCCACGGGACTCGCTGCCACTCGCCAGTGTGGGTGATTTTGCGCCGCGACGCGGCGTATGCGCGGTATGCGGCACCCGCTTGGTCGGTGCGGGCGTCAAGGGCGTCCTTCGCCGCGAACGGTAGGGAGCCCGTCAGGGTGTAGCGCAGCAGCGCGAAGACGTCATCGTCGGGGAGGGGGCGCTGTTTGTTGGGCGAGGAGTGGAAGTGCCCCACAAGTTTGCCGACGATCTTGGCTGCGGTGCGGCCGGCGTGGTTTTGCTGCTTGAAGCTGTTGGTGTAGTAGCTCCGGTCGAACACGCTGCACTGGCGCCAGTTGATGCTTCCCTTCTTGGTGTTGGCGAAGGGGTGGGTGGTGAGTTTGGCGCGGATTTGGCGAAGGAACTGGTTGCGCTTGTACGCGCGGTCGTCGCGCCACTCGATGAACCGCTCACGGCGGGCTTTCTGGGCCTGCTCGGCTTCCTGTTGGGTCAGGTAGGCGGCGTAGCCGGGGCGAAGGGACAGCTCATAGTGGCATAGACGCTGCTCGTTGACGAGGAAGGCGGTGTTGTAGGGTGTGGTGCGGGTGGTGCAGCATGCCGGGTGCAGCATGCCGGGGCCGGTGGTTTCGTTGGTGCGGACGAGGTTGGGGAACTCGGTCGGGGTGTCGGGTTCGGCACGGGGGCGGTGATGATGGGTGCGGACGCGCTCCAGCTCGGAGAGGCGGAACCACCACGACTGCGTTTCTCCACTTTCCAGGACGACACGGGCACGAACCAGGGGTTGCCTGTATTGAGTCATGTCACCGGATTGGATCGAAACCTCCACCACCGAGGCGGGGCGGGCGAAGCACGGCACCATCAGGTAGTTCCACAGGTCGTCGTTCGCGGGGTTCTCGGGTTTCCTGGCGACGATCACCTCGTCGCCGATCTTTAATTCGGTGCCGTCGAGCATGACGGGCTGGGCTTGGGTGGTGCTGTCGTAGGTCATGATGGGCTCCACTTGGTTAGAGGATTGCGGGGAGGAAGATCAGGGTGGCGACGAGCGCCACCAGAACGACGAGGGCAAGGGCTTCGCCCGCCGAGGGTGGGATGAGCGAGCGGAGGAGTTTGTCGGGGTCGAAGCGCGGGGGCGTGGTGGGCATGACGGCACCTGATTAGGGTTGGAACTCGGAAAGCACGGGCTCTTCCCACACCTCGAAGTCGAGATCGTCTTCGTCCGCGCCGAGGTGCCTGTTGAGGTGCGCCGCGTGCCGCTCGGCCGCGTCGCGGTTGTCGTATAGCCGCACGGGTGTGGGGGATTCAGCGTCGTATGCGTTGACGACGAGGTAGGCGGTTTGCTTGGGCATGACGGCACCTGATTAGGGTTGGGTGAGGGCGATGAAGTGGATGGGGTAAAGCGGGGTGTCGGGGTCTTCGGACAAGCACTGTTGGTCGAGGGAGTCTTTGATTAGGAACAGCTCGGCGTCGGTGTTTCGCTTCGCCCACTCGCTGGCGGCATCAGTGGTTGGGAAGAAGTGGTCGCAGAAAAGCGTACCTTCGCACCAGAGGACAAACACTTTGTCGGACATGACGGCACCTGTTTAGGGAAAAGCGGGTTGGGCTGCGGGGGACGGCACCTGTGAGGATGCTAACGTGTAAACAAATGAGGGGTGATTGATTGTGCTTATGGGCGGATAAGGTCCGCACACTGCGTCTATGGGTGCGGTTTACAGCACCGGGGGTGGGTAGGTTTACAGTGTAAATATAGGGAAGGGCTAATGTTTACAGGATGGGTTGGGTGCGGTTTACAGCACCGGGGGTGGGGCTTGGTGTAAACATAGGGGTTTACAGGATGTCGTGGGTGGGGTGTATCGCTACCCGGGGAACAGCACAACTCTACGACTTTACCAAAGGCGCTTTTGAGGTGGTAAAATTCAAACCCGCGCCAGCACTGGGCTGAAGGTGATCATTACCAGATATACACCGAAAAATAGAGGGCACTGACGTTTACACGTTCGCCAGCGGGTGCCGGGATGCTGCACCGCAGCAAAAAGTTTACAGGCAAAAGATTTCAAAAGGTGTATGTATGTTATTTTATATGTATTTTTGGTATAATGGTAATAGATACAGCTACAACCCTTGCCGTTACTGGGGGTGGCGAACGTGTAAACTTCGGTTGCGGTAGCTGCCCTTGTCGAAATCCGGTATTGATATGCCGTTCTCGCGCCTGTCGGCGCTCGGGCAGGGTGCCGCCCACACCATCCTGTATCAAACCTTACATTGTAGGTTTTGATACACTTAAAAAAGCGGTAAAATGGTAAAGTGGTAGCGATATCGAAAAACTATCGCAGACCCACCACCCCCGGTAGTTTTTGGCTATCGGGGTTTACATGTAAAGAAAACCCTCTCGACTGGGTGCCGTAACACCCAGCTCGGCAGGAGTCTCAGTCCGGCAGGATGGCGTACTGCTCGTGCGCCACGTTGACCATCGCCACGAACCGCTCGAAGGTTAGGCCAGCAGGAAACCACACACTACTGCCCACCTCGTCGATGGGCGGGGTTTGGGGTCTCAGTGGGTTAGATCGGCGCGTCGACCTTCATCGCGTCGTGCGCTTCGCGCATCTTCTTCCAAGCCTCGGTGCTGTACAGCTCGGGCAGCAGGGCGCGCAGTGCCGCCGCCAGATCGGGGTCGCCCTCCTTGTTGAGTTTGGTAGCCATGCGCTCGAACGCATTTTCGATGTACTCGTCGGCGGCGAACATGCTGACCGCCTTCTGGGCCGGCGCCATATCCCACCAATTCACCTTGCGCATCTCGGCTTCGTACTCGGCGAAGTCAGCTTCGCAGGTGACGTGCATGGTCTTGGCCATGCCCTTGTTGATGACGAAGGCGTCCTTGCGCACCACGAGCGGGGCGTAGGTCTCCAACCACCGCGTGACACCGTGAATGTTGATCGTGTCGCGGACGGCCTCCAACAGGTCGTTGGCGTAGTTCGGGTTTCCGAGCGCGGCCTGATAGGCCACGGACACTAGGACTTCTTGGATATCGGCACGAAGCGCGGCCTTGGACTTGCGGACGGTTTCGATGCGCGACGACAGGACAGCTTTGGCGATGAGTGCCATGATGATCTCCTTGAACCAGGACACGCGGGATGCATGCCCTTGAAGAAGGAGACCGGACAGCGTGCACTATGGGCGCAGGTTTCGAGCCTTGCGCTTTGTGCTTGCTTGTCGGTCCTTCTCGGTTTGCTTGTCGTTTTCGGCCACGCCCGCTTGGTAGCGTCGTGGCTTTCGGGGACGAATGGGAACCACCCCACCCACTTGCCGAAGGGAACCACCCACCCGGCGCACATCTCGTGCCGTACCCTGCGACGCGCTGTATCGCGCCGCGAGCAATTCCTAAGGCCGGGGCTGCACACGCCTGTTTTGCGTGCCCGTACCACCCCCTACGTCTTCATGAGAGCCCGCGGAATACTCCCCGCACGGTTTCGCCCAATCAGCAGCCGCATGGCGGTCTTACGCTGGCAAGCTCTACCAGAGCCCCCAATCGCTCGGGGCTGCACAAGTGGCGCCGCGTCTAGCTGCTACTCGGTGCCCGTCCTGCAAAGGTGGCGAGGTGTCAAGGGGTGGGGCGGTGGGCCCAGGGCGCGGCCACCCCGGCCCACGCTCAAGGTTTCGCTCACATCGCCCGGCAAAAAATGAGCTAGTTGTAAACTTCGTTACACCATCCCGTCAGCCACCCCGCCACAACGCGAGTTCGCGCGCAAACCCCACCTTGCCCCAAACCCCAAAACGTGCTACACCCTAAACACGTTTACATCCACCACGCACCCATGTCCGCCGAAGACACCGACCTCGAAACCACAACCCCAGACGATGCCGTCTCTGCGCTTCTCCCCGCAGGGGTGTCGCCCGCCGCGTTGATGGAGATGGCAGAAGACCCCGAGAACGCCTCGGGGTACGCCCGCATGTTGTGGTACGAGCAGAACGTGGTGATGCGCCAGATGTCGCCCACCCTCACCCCAGCCCAGCGCCTGGAGTGGATCAAGTCCTTGCAGAAGGTCGGTCGCTTGGAGTCCGCACCCATCACACAAGTCAACAGCCTCGACAGCCTCCCCATGATCCAGATCGTGTTCCCCACCCGACCCGAGCGGAACTTGGACGTGAAGGGTTCCCGCGAGAACATCATCGACGTGACGCCCAATGAGTAAATTCATCGCCTCCCAGACGATGGAGGACTTCATGCTGTCGGACGCCTACGTGCGTGTCCTGGCAGGCCCGATTGGTGGCGGTAAGAGTGTGTGCTGTGCCCACGAGCTGATGCGCTGGGCCTGCGACCAGAAGCCCAACGCCGAGGGTATTCGCAAAACGCGAATGCTAATCGTTCGCAATACCGCGGACCAACTCCGGTCCACCACGAAGAAGACGATCGACGACTGGTTCCCTCCCGGCGTGTACGGCGAATACAAGGCCACCGAGAAGACGTACTACTACCGGCTGCGCCTGGGCGACGGCACGGTGGTGCAGTCCGAGTGGATGCTGATCGCGCTCGACACGCCGGACGACGTCCGAAAGGCGCTCTCGCTCGAAGCCACCGGAATCTGGGGAAACGAAGCACGCGAGCTGCACCCCGAGGTTGTCGACGGCCTGCTGATGCGGGTGAACCGCTACCCCTCGATGAAAGATGGCGGGGCTTCTCGTGCCGGGGCAATCTTCGACACCAACATGCCGGGTGAGGATTCGTGGTGGCATAAGAAAATGGAGGAGGAGCGCCCTAAGAACTGGAGCGTGCACCTTCAACCCTCGGCGGTGTTGCCGATCGAGGAGTGGATCGAGAAGTACGGGGAAGACCCGGAAGAACAGACCGTCGCCCGCGACGTGGATGGGAACGCGTATGCGGTCGACCCAGAGCACGACAACTACGACAACTTGGCGAAGGACTACTACCCGAACACGCTGGAGGGTAAGACTTCTGACTTCATCGACGTGTACCTGCGGTGCCGGTACGGACGGTCTCTGGGTGGGTTGCCGGTATACGACAAGACGTTCCGGCACGAGCGCCACGTCGCCAAGAAGCCCCTGCGCCCAATCACCTCGGAGAACTACCCCCTGTGCATCGGGTTGGACTTCGGGCGCACGCCTGCGGCGGTCATCGGGCAACTCACCCCCAGTGGCGGGATCAACATCTTGTCCGAGGTCATCGGCGAGAACATGGGCATCCAGACGTTCGTGAAGACCCTGCTCAAGCCGCATCTCTTCGAGAAGTACCCCGGCGCCTCGACCTACATCGCGCCCGACCCTGCTGGTTGGCAGAAGACACAGGTGGGGGAGGTGAGCCCGGTGGACGTGCTGCGCACCGAGGGGTTCAAGGTGGTGAAGCCGCAGACCAACAAGCCGACACTTCGCATCGAGGCGGTGGACAACCTCCTCACACAGTCCGCAGACGCGCGCCCACGAGTGCAGATCGACCCCTCGTGCTCGACGATTATCCGGGGGTTTCAGGGCGGTTATCGCTGGAAGACGAACAAGGAAGGTGATCTGGTGCAGGACACCGAGCCGGTGAAGAACAAGTACAGCCACCCCCACGACGCGCTCCAGTACCTCGCACTGGTGATCGACGGCGGGGCGCTCGGCACGCGACAGACGAAACGACGCGAAATCAAACCCGCAGCCTACGCCTGGACGTGACCCCAATCAAACGTGCTACGCCCTAAACACCTTGCTGGAGCCTGCCAAACCTGCTATAAGCAGTGGCATCTTCGAGCACCGCCACCCCAAGGATGAACATGGATTTCAACGCTCCGCTGCCGTCTCAACCGGGCTCCGGGCTCGTCATGTCCATCGGGGGTGTGCTGCCCATCAAGAACCTTTCGCAACTCCACGCCGAGGAGAAGGCGCAGGCGCAGATCGCCAACAGCCGCTCGTACATCACCAACCTCGCAGGGCACGTCAAGTCTCGCTGGAGTTCGATGCGGGACTACAAGCAGCAGGATGTCGAGCAGCGACTGCTCTCCTGCCTGCGCCAGCGCCGTGGTGAGTACGACCCGGAGGTTCTTGCCCAGATCAAGCAGCAGGGCGGCTCGGCGATCTACCTCATGCTGTCCTCGAACAAGGCGCGTGCCGCATCGAGCTGGATTCGTGACGTGATGAACGACGCGGGGGAGGGGGCGATCCCGTACATCCTGCGCTCGACCCCAGTGCCGGAGCTGTCGCCTCAGTTCGTGCAGCGCGCCTACCAGAGCATCCGTCAGGAGCTGGCCGTTGCCGCCTCGGTGGGGATCAACCCATCGGAAGACGAGATGGAGCAGTACCTCATCGCGCGCAAGGAGGTCATGGTCAACGAGCTGCGCGAGCACGCCTCGCGTAAAGCCGAGAACATGAAGCGCAAGATGGACGACCAGATGGTCGAGGGTGGGTTTCTCGACGAGTTCCACAAGTTCGTGGACGATCTGGTGACGTTCCCATACGCGGTGTTCAAGGGGCCGATCGTCAAGCGGCGCAAGGCGCTGAAGTGGATCGAGGGGATGGACGGGCAGTACACCATCGACCTCCAGGACGAGCTGGCCCCCACCTGGGAGCGGGTCGATCCGTTCATGATTTACTGGGCCAAGCACAGCGCCCAGCCCGACGACGGGGAGATGATCGAGCGCCACCGCCTCTCCCGTGAAGACCTCTCAGCCATGATCGGCGTGGAGGGGTACTCGGACGCCGCGATCCGCGCGGTGCTCGACGAGTATGGTGCCGGTGGCCTGCACGAGTGGTTGTGGATCGACACGGAGAAAGCAGACGCCGAAGGGCGCGACGCCGACCTGGAGAACGACTCCGGGCTCATCGACGCGCTCCAGTACTGGGGCTCGGTGCAGGGCAAGATGCTGCTTGACTGGGGGCTGGACGACGGCGTCGTGGACGACCCGCTCAAGGACTACCCGGTCGAGGTGTGGCTCGTGGGCGACTGGGTCATCAAAGCCGTCGTGAACCCCGAGGCGCTCGGGCGCAAGCCGTACTACAAGGCGTCCTACGAGGGGGTGCCGGGGGCGTGGATGGGTAACAGCCCGATGGACCTGATCCGCGACTGTCAGGCCGTGTGTAACGCCGCAGCCCGCGCGCTGGTGAACAACATGGGTATCGCCTCCGGGCCGCAGGTCTGGGTCAACGTCGACCGACTGCCGCAGGGTGAGGAGATCACCCAGATGTATCCGTGGAAAATCTGGCAGTTCACCAGCGACATGGCGAACAACAGCGCCCCTCCGGTGGACTTCTTCCAGCCGAACTCGCTCGCCTCCGAGCTGATGACGATCTACGAGCGCTTCCACGACCTCGCGGACAACTACTCCGGCATCCCGCGATACCTGATGGGTGGCGAGTCTCCGGGCGGGGCGGGGCGCACGGCCTCGGGCATGTCCATGATGATGAACAACGCCGGGAAGGCGATCAAGCAGGTCATCTCGAACATCGACCGCCACGTCATCCAGCCCGCCGTCGAGCGGCTCTGGATGTGGAACATGCGCTACTCGGACGACCCGGACCTCAAGGGTGACGTGAAGGTCGTCGCCAAGGGTGCGAACGCCCTGGTGGTGAAGGAAGCCGCCGCGCAGCGCCGCAACGAGATGATGCAGATCGCGCTTACCAACCCGATGGCCCAGCAGATCATGGGTGTCGAAGGGGTGGCCGCGCTGCTGCGCGAGCAGGCCAAGACGCTAGACATGAACGCCGACAGGATCGTCCCCAGCCCCGAGATTGCCAAGGCCCGTGCGATGGTGGCGCAGGCGCAGGCGATGATCCAGCAGGCTCAGATGGCGCAGCAGGGGATGCTGATGCAACCCCCTCCAGGTCAGGGCGGCTCACCGCAGGCGGGACCGACAACGGACTCTGGACAGCGCTTGGCGGATGGCACACCCGTAACGGACACTTTCAGCCCCATGAGGACTTCATGAAATGACACAAACAACACTCATCAATGACATCTACGGGGTTGTGGGTTCCCAAGGTGAAATCACCGACCTCAACATCGACGGCAAGAACATGGACCTTGTTCGGGCTACAACGGGTCCGGGTGGGGGGGTTAGATTGTCGGCCTCGATGGGCGCGCATTTAGGCAATCCGGTCGGTGCTCTGCTGTACCACGAGGAGATTGCGCTCCCGCATGGCGGTGGAATCCTCGGCGTAGTGGGCGGGATGCTAATCGCTGTCAATACGGGAGGCACTGAGTTGTATCGCAGCGCGGACGGCGCAGCATGGAGTTCGGGCGGCGCAACGCCAGCAGTTATCCCATGGCAGTCAGCCGCGATCTACGAAATGGGAGACGGCGAAGTTTTGCTCAATGCTGGGCGAGAGATGTTCCGCTCGGCGGGATGGGGGTCAAATGCTTGCGTGTGGACTAGCGTTTTGACCGCCGAGACCTACGTAGTCGGTCAAGCAAGATTCGCGTCGTGGGGATTTGACGTTTCGGGCCAATATGTTCTAGTCACGGAGTATGGATCGACAAAGCCGGCTGCACATAACGGCTACCTCAGCACAGACTACGGTCGAAACTTCACAAAAATTTTTGACCAGCGCGACAAATACACCATCGTCAGCAACAGCAACGCGCATATGCACGGATGCTGCATCGACTCATGGCATGCCACGACGCCACGGCTGTGGGTGCACTCCGCGGACGGCGGGTTCGTCGGACTGTGGTATTCGGACAATCTCGGCGCGACGTGGACTGTGCTGCCGACCTCTGCATACCCGATGGCCATCGACGCGACGAGCGGAGAGCCAAACTACACGACGATGACTGCTACACCAAGCGGGATTGTACTCGGCACAGATAGTCGCCCGGACGGCACCGCAGTCATGCGACGCAACTCTACGTATGCCACCACGCCAACAGTTGAGCTGGTTGTCGATTTCCATGAGCGGCAACCCTCGTTGTCGCACGTCGCGCAAATGGGCATCCGGGTTGGCGAATGGGCATATGTGATTTTCTCGCCCAACACCGAATTGGTGTCCAACGGTGTCGCCGCGGTTCCGGGCCGGATTGTGGCAACACATGCCGGGAGCGCGTCCGGCGGGGTGGTAAAGGAATGGGACCGCACGCTGCCGGATTTGCGCGCGCTGTATCTGTTCAGTGGCGGGCTGGTGGCGCGCGACGCGGCGACCGCAGGGCGATTTTTTTCGCTGCCGCTGAACCAGTCGTTTTCCGCACAAAAGCGGGCGGAGGATCCTGGTTGGGTATTAGGCGGCAAATCGACACGTGCCGGATCGTCCCTCGCTGTCGGCCTGTTATCAGAAGCCAACACGGCAAATGCGACGGTAATCGGTCAAGGCGCGAAAAGCACGGATATCAGCCAGCTAGTGATTTGCCCGAACGGGACAATTGCGGGCGCAAACTCTGCGCTGATTGCGCCGGCTGGTTATTCGGGATCGTATGCGTCGGTTACTGGTGCCCGCGCGTTAGGTATCGGGTTAGCCGTGCAGGCTGCGGGGAACGATTCGGTCGCTGTTGGCGAAAAGGCAAACGCGGCGGGCTTGATGACAACCGCCGCAGGCTACTTAGCCACGGCGACCGGATCGTCCTCATGTGCACTGGCGCGTCAGGCGACCGCCTCGGGGCAAGATTCTGTAGCCGTGGGTCGGGAGGCGTCGGCGACACACACGCGCAGCGTCGCGCTGGGCGCATACACGACCTCCGCGCGGATCAACACTGTGGCAGTTGGCGATCGCGACATCGAGTTGCAGGGGCAGGGGCGCGGAATCATCCTGCGCAGCCCGAACGGCACGCTATACAAGCTCACGGTGTCTGACGCCGGGGCGGTCGAAGTCAATTTAGGCTAACCTAACCCCCCTCGCGCGGGCGGCTCGCCGCAAGCGGGGCCGACAACGGACTCCGGGCAGCGCTTGGCGGATGGCACACCCGTAACGGACACTTTCAGCCCCATGAGGACTTCATGAAATGACACAAACAACACTCATCAATGACATCTACGGGGTTGTGGGTTCCCAAGGTGAAATCACCGACCTCAACGTCGACGGCAAGAGCCTTGGCCTTGTCCGGGCTACAACGAGCCCGGGTGGGGGGATTGCAAAAAGGATGAGCATCTCAGCCGGGCATGAGCAGTTGAGGACGGACTTTGATCGCGAGCTGTCGCGGATGGATTACGATTTTCGGCGACGGGGGCGGCTCGGCGTCGGAGAAAAAGGGGCGCTTGCTCTGAGATTCGACCACCACACCAAGGCGTTCCAGGGCACGGTAAAGCCTCTACTTGACGCGCGTGCGCTGCCGTATCAGATGAACTGCCATGTGACCGAGTTGGATGGCACAACTCCGACAAATCCTACGTGGGCGACAGTCGCTGCTTGGCAGCAGGATGGAATGGAGTTCTTCACGCACGGCATGACGCATGACGTATATCCCGATACATATAATGGGATGTACGATGAAATAGTGACCTGCAAAGAGATCGCGCAGCAAAACGGCATGGACGTAAAAGGCTGGGCAATGCCGGGGCTGTCCCCGACCGCGCTCGATAAGCTGCTCGTGCTGGACGATTGGCGCGGCGAGGTCGGCCGCCTGCTGATGAGCCACTACGATTTGGCAGAAGCGTATAGCGGCCCTACTGCCGTCCCGATCACGAGCGAGCCGAATTTGTACCGATACGGGCGTAGTCATTTCACGATCGACGAGCAGACCCTCGCAACATCTAAAGAGCTCATCGACATCTGCATCGCGGAAAAAAAATCAGTCCGCGTGATGAACCATGCCGGTTTAATTGGCACCGCAGGAAAAATTTCGCTGGCGGACTATACAGCGTGGCTGGACTATGTTGTCGAAAAACGAGACGCTGGGCTGCTGGATATAGTGCTGCCGTCGAGCTTGCCGTATGTGACAAACTCAACTCACCGACTGGATTTGCTATTTGGTGCTGGGTCGTTCGCGGGCTTGTCAGATGGAAACACAGGTCTGTGGGAAAAGCTCGGCGGCACGTGGAACACGATTTCGCCAACAGGCGGATACAATAATGGGGCAAAAGTAACAATCCTCCCTGGGAAAAATGCCCCCTATTACACAATCCGAGACTGTACGAGGAATGGTTTTGCAGGGGAAATTTTCCAATTCAACGGTTACTGCAAGGGCGCTACTGACGGAGCGACCGACACATGCGAAGTGATTATTAACACCATAGGCGGCGCGTGGAGCATTTCCAAAAAATATGCGGCGACGGGGTTTGCGACGTGGCGGCGTGTGCTGTTTAATTTCCGCATTCCGCGCGAGGTCAACGGGACGGCAGTGACCAACATAGCCGTGTCGCTGACGCGGTACGGGGGGACATCTGGGACGGAGTGGTCAAACGTGACAATCCGAAAACTTTAATCCCCCTCGCGCGCCCCTCACACGGGCGCGCACCTGACCCGGCAGGTTCCGGGGCGCCGAGACAATCGGCACCAACACACTTGACGTGCTTACGTGTAAGCATGTATATAGCTACAGTATGAACCGTGTTGACCTGCATACCGCGACCACCTTCCTCAAGTTGAGGTCGCCTGACTTTGCCGCCGTTGTGGCGCACCTGAAGGCTTGCCGACAGGACGCTCAGGAGGTGATGTGTCAGACCCCCCATGAGGACGTGTGGCGGACCATGCAGGGCAGGGCGGCGCTTGCAGCAGAGCTGGTCGACCTCATCGAGAACGGTGAAGTGTTGGCGGCAAAGCTGGCGAGACGATGATTTTTCAACCCAAGCTCCCCGGCCAACCCGGAAGCGATGGAGACTCAAGTGAGTAAATTCCCCGAAGCGATTCAGCGCCAGATCGACGAAGCCGAAGCACTGGAGAAGCAACTGTACGGACAGCCCGAAGGTGACGTCACCGAAGGTTCCGCCGAGGTTGTTGATCAGCCGGTTGTCGAGCCTGTTCAGACCGAGCAGCCCGCACCTGAACCGCAAGAGCCGCAACAGCAGCCTGAACTCAAAGCCAAGCCTGGACGCGAGGAGGATGTGGACTACTGGCGCAGTCGCGCCAACGCCCTGCACGGTTTGAACCAGCAGCAGGCGCAGGAAGTCCAGACCCTCAAGCACCACCTCCAGAATCTGGCCTCCGAGGTCGAGACCCTGAAGACCGCCAAGACGAAAGAGGCGGAAGCGGCAGAGAAAGACAACGACGCCGAAGTTTTTGGCGAGGATTTGATCGAAGCTGTCGATCGTCGTGCGAAGCGTATGGCTGAAGCCCTCGTGGCGCAACAGACCGCGCAGATGCAGGCATACATCAAGCAGCTCGAAGGACGACTGTCGAACGTCGACCAGCAGGTTGCCACCAGCGCGCAGGATCGGTTCGTGAACCGACTCGCCCAACTCGTTCCCGATTATGAGGCGGTGAACGTGGATCAGGGTTTCCTGTCGTGGCTGGGCGAAGCCGACCCGGTGTACGGGGTGACGCGTCAGGCCGCACTCGATGCTGCCGCGCAGAATCTCGACGCTGACCGGGTGGCGAACGTGTTCAATGCCTACAAGGTGTTGACGGGTAAACAAGGTCAGACGCAGCAGCGTCAACAAGTCCGCCAGGAACTGGAGCGTCAAGTGGCTCCGGCCAAGGCAACCGCCAGCGCGCCTACTGCGCCCGCTGGGAAAATCTGGACCCGCGCTGAATTCGAGCGCGCCTACGACCCGCGCAACATCCGCGACATGGGTCAAGCGAAAGCCGACGCCCTCGTGGCGCAGGCCGAGCAGGCGCTCGCAGAAGGCCGCGTTCAGTGGTGAGCCCCGGAGCCATGTACGAGACGACCCTTATTGAATCCAAGGAGTAATCCAACATGGCTACTGTAACCGCTTCCGCCCCGCTGGTTGGCTACCACGGCACCCCCACCACCGCTGGTGGTAACTACGCTGGCGTGAACTACTCGGGTACTTTCATCCCGACGCTGTGGGCTTCCAAGCTCAACCGCAAGTTCTACACCTCGACCTGCCTGACCGAGATCACCAACACCGACTTCCAGGGCGACATCGCCAACCTGGGCGACAAGGTCGTGATCAACAACGTGCCGGATATCGCCATCGCCGACTACAAGATCGGTGGCGATCTGAACTACGCCGTGCCGACTCCGTCGACCGTCGAGCTGGTCATCGACCGCGCCAAGTCGTTCCAGTTCCAGGTCAACGACGTCATCGTTCATCAGTCCAAGCCGAACATGATGGAGACCTTCTCCAACGACGCGGCCATGCAGATGAAGATCGCCATCGACAAGGCGGTGATCCACGGCGACAGCGCGGCCCTTCCGGGCATCAGCTCGACCGCCGACGCGGCCAACCAGGGCGCCACTGCGGGCGCCAAGACCGGCAAGTACAACCTGGGCACCGCCGCTTCGCCGATCGCGCTGACCGGCTCGAACGTTCTTCAGACCCTGACCGCCCTTGCTGGCGTGCTGGACGAGCAGAACGTCCCCGAGACCGACCGCTGGCTGCTGATCGACCCGTACACCCGCAACCTGCTGATGCAGTCGAACCTCGCGCAAGCGCAGTTCATGGGTGACGACAAGTCGATGGTTCGTAACGGCAAGATCGGCATGATCGACCGCTTCATGGTGTACGTCACCAACCAGCTCCCGGCCGCTGCGGCGACTAAGGACTACTGGGGCGATGCCGCTGCCGGTACGGCTGCTCGTCGCGTGCTCATGGCCGGCCACAAGAGCGCTGTGACCTTCGCTAGCCAGATGACGAAACTCGAGACTCTGCGAAATCCTCGCGACTTCGGGGACCTCGTACGTGGATTGAACGTCATGGGCTGGAAAACTCTCCTGCCGAAGGCCCTGGCTGTTGCACTGGTTAACTAACGTGCTACGACCGTAACACGTGGAACAGGGGCTTCGGCCCCTGTTTTGTTTTTGCAGCCCATTGACCCGCTTACGCCTAAACAGTATATTCGGACAAGCGCAAAGCCCCATTTCGGAGCCCCACATGAGTCTCTACGACAAGCTGAACGACGACCCGCGCGTTCAGAACTGCTTCCCCAAATTCATCGCCGTTGTCGACCGCAAGCACGTCGTGCTGGCCGAGGTCGTCAGCGGTCAGGTCTACCTGACCCACGAAGGCGAAGCGTTCTTCGCCGACGCAGCCCAGACACCTGTCGAAGTAGAGGTCGAGAAGCCGACCCGCAAGCCCCGTGCTAAAAAGGCCGCGCCGGTCGAAGTGCCCGAAGTCGAGGCCGACGATCTGGGCGAAATCCCGGACTTTCTCGACGACCTGGACGTGGGTGAATAAGCATGACGGTCGCGCTTGAGACCTTCATCCCGGACATCGCGGTGGAGTGTTCCGGCGCGTCCAATCCGCTGATTCTGTCGGCGGTGCGCACGGCCGTCATCGAGTTCTGTCGCAAGAGCCTGTACTGGCAGGAAGAGGCTGATCCGGTGACGCTTACCGAGGGGGTTGCGGAGTACGCACTATCCGCCCCAACCGGACGCCAGATCGTGCAGATCGTGAGCGTCAACATCGACGGGGAGGGCACCCTGCCACCCCTGACCCTTGAGCAAGTCGAACGCGCGTTGCCGCAGTGGCGCACCGTGCAGGGTAGCCCGGTCGGTTTTGTCGTGGTGAACCCAGAGACCTTCCGCCTCACCCCCGTACCGGATGCGACCGGCACACTGACCGCCACCGTGGCGTATGCCCCGACCCGCACGGACGGGGTCGTCCCAGATGCGATCTACGACCAGCACTTTGAGGTCATCAAGCACGGCACGCTCTCACGACTCAAAGCCATGATGGGGCACGCGTTCTACGACCCGCAGGCGGCGATCTACTACACCGGGCGGTTCAACGCAGGGGTGAACGCGGCGGCGGTCGAGCGCAACAAGGGGTTCTCCAGGGCCAATTTGCGGGTTGAGCCCCGCGCTTTTGTTTGAGGTAGCGCATGGCTGCAATCCAAGTCAACGACGTCGTCACGCGGGTGTCGCAGCTCCTGCAAGACACGACGCATATCCGCTGGCCGCTGGCCGAAAAACTCCAGTACATCACCGACGCCGCGCGGGAGGTGTGCTTTTTCAAGCCTGACGCCTGCGTCAAGACGAGCGTGGTGAATCTGGTTGCCGGGACCAAACAGGGCATCCCTGCGGACGGCACAACCCTGATCGACATCGTTCGCAACATGGGTGTGGGTGGCGCCACGGCAGGCACCGCGCCGCGCGCCGTGACCCGCGAGATTCTGGACGCCCAGCTCCCAGGCTGGCACGCCTCCACGGCGAGCGCCGAGGTCAAGCACTACACGTTCGACCCGCAGAACCAGAAGGTCTTCTACGTCTATCCGCCGCAGCCTTCGAGCGGCACTGGTTCGCTGGAGGTGGTGTATTCGGCCGAGCCGGCCAACGCCACCGAGAACGGCACGCTCGATCTGGACGGCACGTGGGTGCCTGCGATCGTCAACTACACGCTGTACCGCTGCTACTCGAAAGATGCCGAATACGTCGCTAACGCGAACCTTGCGGTGGCGTACTACCAAGCCTTCAACGCGCAAATGACCGCGCGCACCGCAGCCGAGCAAGCCGCCGACGTGAATCGCAACAGTGCCGGCACGAACCCCAACGTAAGGGGCGCAGGATGAACGAGCGGTTCGGATGGGTCCAGGAATACCTGCCGTGGGTCTACGCCATCGCACTGTCCCTATGGGGCGGTGCGGTCCATGTCGCGCAGCGCCTGAAGAACGGTGAAGTTCTGCGTGGGGTGGATTTCGTTGTGGACGTGTTGGTGTGCAGTTTCGCTGGGTCCATCGCGTTCTTCGTGTGCCAGTGGCAGGGGCTTGATGGGTGGCCTTCGGCCATCGTTATTAGCCTGTCCGCGCACTCCGGTCCAAGGGCACTGGCGCTCTACATGGACATGCACGACCGTTTTCTGAGAGGGGTGCGCTGATGCGAAAACTGGTCGATGCCTCGATCCCTTACTGGCTGCTGGTGCTCGGGGCCATTGTCTTCGCACTGCTGGTCGGGCCGTGGGCGGAAAGCAAAGCATCGCCGGTCCTCGCATTCGCGGTGGTCGATACCGATTGTGACGGCGGATGCGTGACGGTCTCGGGCACGCTGGACAAGCGCCGCGACTGCGATTTCATCGAGACCTATGCGCGGATTTCGCGTGACGGCGGCATCCCACGGATTGCGCTGATCGAGTACCGGGGCGAAAAGCTCGGCATGAAGTTCAAGCGCCCGCTCGGGCCGCAGGCTTGGGGGCCGTGGTACGTGGAGGCTGATTCTGGTGATCGCGTCGAGATGTATGCTCGCCACCAATGCCACCCATTCTGGGTGACAGAAACGCTGCTCGCGCAAGTCGTTGTTCCATGAACTGCCTGACCCGCTCCCTAAGCGCGCGATCTGGAGGCGCACATGATCTATCTCTGTTCCTACGTCGGGGACGGCACGGTTGGCAACGCGGTGATCCGCGCATGGACCGGGCGCAAGGAGTCGCACTCCGAACTGCTGTTAGGCGACACAACTTTTGCGTCGACCATTCGTGACGGCGGCGTGCGCTCGCAGTCTTCCAGAAAGACGCTCGCCAAGCTGGAGCACTGGACCATCGAGCCGTGTAAGTGGATTACGCCGGACCAGATCATCGCGCACTTCGCAGCAACGCAAGGGCAGACCTACGACTGGATCGGGCTGGTCGGGTCGCAAGTGTTCAATCGGGGCATCAACAACAAAGGCGCTGCGTTTTGCTCGGAGTGGATCGCCCAGGCAGGCGGCGTTCCGAACCCGGAACTCTACAACCCCGGAACGCTGCGTGACCTGAATCGCTATTTGAATGAGGTGGTGCGATGACCCCGAACCAAAAACTTGCTTGGCCGATTGCATGGGAGGCTGTTGCTGAGATCGCGCGCTCGGAAGGCTGCAAGCTCAAGGCGTACCGCTGCCCTGCCGGCGTGCCGACGATCGGCTGGGGCCACACGCGCGGCGTGAAGATGGGCGACACCTGCACGCAGGAACAAGCCGACGCATGGCTTGTGGAAGACCTGACCGAGTTCACGGACGGGGTTCAGCGCGTACTCAAGCGCGACGCCTCCGAGAACGAACTCGGCGCGATGGTGAGTCTTGCCTACAACATCGGCCTTGCTGGATTCGCAAAATCCACCGTCCTAAAACGCCACAACGAAGGCGACCGCCAGTCTGCCGCGCGAGCTTTCGCGCTGTGGAACAAGTCGCGCATCAACGGCGTGCTCCAGGTGGTCGATGGTCTGACCTCGCGCCGCGCGAGGGAAGCCGCCCTGTACCTGTCGGACGACTCGCAGCCCATGCCGCAGGAAGTCGAGCCTGAGTCGAGCCTGAAGAAAAGCCCCATCGCGCAGGCGAGCACCGCTGCCGTGCTGGCGACAGTGCTGGGCACGTTGAGCGAATCGACCGAGACAGGGCAAGCCGTAGCGCTCGCGCTGGGTATCCAGCCCGTCTATGGGGTGCTGCTGGTGGTCCTGTGGTCGGGCGCTGTGAGCCTTTACCAGCGCATTAAGCAGCGCAAGGAAGGGTGGGCATGAGCGCACAAGAACTACCGCTGTGCTGCCGTCAGTGCACGCACAAGCAGAGCCAGTACATCTATCCGAGCTGGAGCCATCGGTGCCTGAAGTCTAGGCCGATGGTCGAAGGGTGTCGCTGGAAAACCGGACACCGGGAGCCGCGCAATGAACGCCAAGATTACTGACATGGCCGCATGGAAGGCGGAGCACTTCAAGCCGATCAATGACGCCTGCCGCTGGAGCGAAGCGATTGAATCGGTGCTGACGACGAACCTGCGCATCGTGTTCGCGTGGCAGCGGACGTGGCTGCGCGCCTGGGGGGTTCGATGACGACGCTCTCCATCCGCAAGTTCAACGGCGAGATTCCCCGCCTCCCGGCTGACCGCCTGCCCGAGGACGCCGCACAGACCGCGATCAACTGCGAGTTCGCACACGGCGAGCTGCGCCCACTCAAGGCGCTAGGAACCCACTACACGGTGGGCGCCACCGCACAACCCTGCCGCGCGCTGTTCACGGCGGACGGGGTGAACTTCTACGCTTGGAACATGCCCACGCGGGCATACCTGCACCCGACGATTGACGACACTGCGAACCGGTTGATTTACCACACGCAGGGGCAAACGCTGAAGGTGGCGACGCTGGTGGGGATGACGGCAATCAACCTCAATCCTGGTCCGCCATCTGCGGCGTTTGATCTAGGGGTTAGTATTCCCACAACCCCTTCGGTGGTGGCCGGCCCGGAGACTGGGGGCGACCCCGAAAGTGTATTTGTCGTTGTCACCGCCGTAAACGTGTGGGGCGAGGAGTCCGCTCCATCTGATCCGGTGCCGGTTTACCGAGGTGAAGGGCAAACCCACACCTACACCGTGACATATTCCCCGCCAGCGGGGCAACAAGCTTTGGTTGGCATCAACCTGTATCGAACCTACCAAAGCGTGCAGGGCGCAACCGAATATTTCCTTGTCAATTCAACACCAGCACCGCTCGTCGGGGGTGTGGCGAGTATCACCGACGCGTCGGATGCCCCGCAGACCACGACGAACCTCACCTCGACCGAGTGGGACACGCCGCCCGCGCTGCCGAACAATCTGACCTACGTCGGAAACGGCTTCTTCGCAGTCGGCTCGGGCAAGGACATTGTGTTCAGCGAGCCGTACCGGCCTCATGCGTGGCCGTACCGCATGACGCTACCGCACGGGGTCGTCGGCATCGTCGCGGTCGAAGGCGGCATCCTGGTGACGACACAGGCGCAGTGCTATCTCGTGTCGGGCGCTCACCCCACGCAGATGAGCCAGCAGCTTCTCCCGGTCGAGCAGGCCGGATGGTCCTCCACGGCAATGAGCCGCATCGAGGGCGCGGCGGTGTTCGCGTCCAATGACGGACTGGTATCGGTTTACGGCGGGCAACCGTCGATGAAGGAGTCGCAGAGCCTTTTCACTCGCAAGGACTGGCGCGAGAAGTACAGCGCTGCGCGGCTCAACATGCGCTTGGCGCACCACGACGGCAAGGTGCTCGGTCTGATCGACCCGAGCTATCCAACGGCCTCCAGCGCAACCCCGTTCATTCTGCGTCTGGACGAAGCGGCCGGTTCGTACTCCCGGCTCGATGCAGGCCAAAGCCTCTACAACGCTGCGGTGTCGGGCACGACCGACCAGCTTTTCGTCACCACGGCAACCGGGTTCGCGGAGTTCGCCGGGTCGAGCACAGACCTTGCATACGAGTGGCGTTCCGGGGAACGGCTGTTCCCGCTGCCTATTGGATTCGCCTGCGGGGTGGTGGATGCCGTGGGCACTGCGACGCTCGAAGTCTACGCGGACGGGGTTCTTCGCGGGACGGTCGCCGTTTCCGGGCGCACGAACTTTCGCCTACCGCCCAACGGCCCAGCCTATCGCTGGTCGGTGAAGCTCACCGGCACGGCGGTCGTGCGCGAAGTCTCGCTTGCCCAATCTTTCGCTGAACTGAAGGGTGTGTAATGGCACAACAAATTACCCCGCTTTCTCCCAGCCTGCCCGCAACGACGGCCATTCAAGACCCGGCAACCCGACAGTTCGCTGCGGCGGTATCTGACATCCTGCGAACGGCGCAGTCGCCCGGATACGCACTCTCACAACTCACTCGCGCGACAGCGGAAATGTCGGGCGGGAACACGCCTGCCGCCGTGCAACAGTGGCTGGTCTCAACCGAGCTGTACAACAAACTCACCCAAGCCATCCAGCGGGTTGATACCGAGGCGACGCAGGCGGTTGCGCAGGAGAGACAGGAGCGGATTGCAGCCATCGTGGCAGAAGGCCAAGCCCGAGCCGCCGAAATCGCACAAGAGGTTCTTGACCGCATAGCGGCCGTGCAGGCAGAGGAAACAGCTCGCGCCCTAGCCGTTCAGGCCGTTGTGGGTGATCTGGAACAGGAAATAATCGACCGAGCTGCCGCCGTTCAGGCCGAGTCGGCGGCACGCATGCAAGCATTGCTGAACGAAGCTGCGGACCGAGGAACGGCCATCAGTCAAGAAGCGACTGAGCGACAAAGCGCAGACGACGCGATCGCACAAAGCGTCACAAACCTCTCTGCGTCGGTCGGCGGAAGTATTTCCGCGATTCAAGACACACTAACCGCCCTTGCTGGCGCCGACTCTGCGGAAGCCACCGCACGGCAGACCCTTGCCGCCCAGTTGCGCGGAACGTACGAGGGGGGTGATCTCGGCGCCGTACCTTCTGGACTACTGTACCAGGAGCGCGTGGCGCGCGTTAGCGGCGATGAGACCGTGGCGCAGTCCGTCACCTCGCTTCAAACCTCAGTGGGCAACAGCCTCGCCACCCTCGGCGATGAAATTGAAACGGTCTCGACGGCCGTTTCGTCAGAGGCGTCCGCACGGCAAACGCTCGCCTCGCAGATGCGCGGAACATACGAGGGGGGCGATCTCAGCGCAATCACATCCGGCCTGCTGTACCAGGAGCGCACCGCGCGCACCGCTGCCGACCAAGGTCTCGCGCAACAGATCACCCTGCTGTCGGCCGGGGCCGGTGAGCAGTTCGACTACAAGAAAATTTGGTACTTCGACTCCGGGGATGAGGGCTGGACCGGAAACGGCACGCCGACCGTCTCGGGCGGGTGGCTGCGCCCCGCGAACGCGACCGACCCCTACCTCGTCTCGCCGACCGGCATCGCTGCGGACGGCGCGCAATACACGCAAGTTCGTCTTCGCATCCGAAAAACGGGCACTCCGACGTGGGCCGGGGAACTCTGGTGGCGCACGGCAGCGGACTCGACATGGGATTCCGCCCGCAAAACCACGATCTCCGAGCCGACCTACGACGGCAACGGTATCGGCCTAGTCACAATCAACCTGCCGTGGTCCGGGGTAATTGACCGGGTACGTGTCGACCTTTCGACCGTCCAGGATGCGGGCAACGGGTATGACGTCGACTGGGTTGCCGTGGGGCGTCCGTCACCGGGCGCATCGTCCGCCGCCCTGCTGGAAGAATCCCTTGCGCGCACCTCTGCGATCGACGCAGAAGCCACCTCGCGCCGCGCACTTTCGACCAAGCTCACCGGCCTGCAAGACCCGGCATCCGCCACGTTGGCAACCCTCTCTTCCGGCTTGTTGTACGACGAGCGGCAAGCTCGCTCGTCGGCAGACTCCACAGAAGTCACTGCACGCCAAAACTTGGCAGTGAAGCTCACCGGCCTTGCGGACCCCGCCTCTGCAACGCTCGCAACCCTTTCTTCGGGCTTGATCTACGACGAGCGCACCGCTCGCGCCTCCCAAGACGGGCTGCTGGCGACCAGCATTTCCACCCTGTCCGGTCGAGTTGATGACGCTGAAGCCGACATTTCGACGGAAGCTTCGTTGCGCATAGCAGGTGATAACACCCAGGCGACCGCACGGCAGGCGCTCTCCACGAAGCTCACCGGCTTGCAAGACCCGTCGAGCGCAACCCTCGCCACCCTCACTTCTGGTCTGATCTACGACGAGCGGCAAGCTCGCTCGTCGGCGGACGCCACGGAGGTCACGGCACGCCAAAACTTGGCGGTGAAACTCGTAGGCATGACCGACCCTTCCGGCGCGACACTCGCAACCCTTTCATCGGGCCTAATCTACGACGAACGCACCGCTCGCGTGGCGCAGGACGGCGTTCTCGCCTCCAGCATATCGACACTATCGGGGCGAGTTGGTGATGTTGAAGCCGACATTGTTGAAGAGGCGTCGCTGCGGGTAACGGGGGATCAAGCGAACGCGAACGCGATCAGCGGGTTGTCCGGGCGCATGGGCGATGCGGAAGCGGCGATCACGACCGAAACGGGGTTGCGCGTAAACGCAGACCTTGCGCTCACGCAAAGCATCTCCACCCAGGCGGGCCGGATCGACAACGCGAACACCGCGATCACATCAGAAGCGACCACGCGCACGAACAACGACCTCGCCATTGTCAGTGCAGTGAACACCGCGCTCGCGCAGATCACCGGGGTTTCGACCTCAATCAGCCAGTCCGGGCAGAACCTGATTGCCAACTGGACGACGGCTCAAGCGTACAAGTGGAACCAGATCGAGGCCGAGGTGCTGACCTCTGGCGGGCAGACCATCCGCGCGGCGCTCGCCCAAGAGTCCAACACGCGCTCTACGCTGGCGGGGCAGGTGTCCTCGACGTGGATGGTGCGCGCGCAGATCGACAGCGGAACCGGCAAGCCCTACATCGCGGGCATCGCGCTCGGCGCAGAAGGCCAAAACGGGGGCGCCACCTCCGAGTTCATCGTTCAGGCCGACAAGTTCGTCATGACGATGCCGGGGCTTGGCGGATATGTTCCGTTTGCTATCGGGCCGACCGGGGCGGAATTTACCGGGCTGACGAACTGGTCGAACGTCCAGGGCGCAACCAAGCCGCAAGATGGCGCAACCCGGAACGTGTTTCGTGGAGCCTGGACGACTTCGACCGCGTATGCGCTTGGTGACATCGTTCTCAAGGACGGCAACGGGTGGTCCTGCCTCGTTGCGCACACCGCAGCCAGCGGAAACCAACCACCTTCTTCGGGTGGTGGAAATACGTGGTGGACGCTCTACGCCGTCAAGGGTGCGGATGGCGCGAACGCAGTCGTTGCGGTGCTCTCGAACGAGTCCCACGTCGTCCCGACCGACAGCGCTGGGAACAATGGCAACTACTCCGGCGCGGCAACCACGATCACGATCTACAACGGCACATCGAACGACTCCGCAAACTGGACGGTGACGGCTACCACGTCGAACGTGAGCGGCGTGCTCTCTGGCAAGACCTACACCGTAAGCGGGCTTTCTGCGGACACAGGGTACGTGGATCTGACTGCCACGCGCAGCGGCTACGCGAGCGTCGTCAAACGATTCGTGCTGTCGAAGTCCAAGGCGGGTACAGCGGGCGCACAAGGTCCGGCAGTAGTGGTGACTTCCAGCCGGGCAACGACGTTCACTGCAACGGACGGTGTTCTCGACGGCTCTCAGGCGGACATTGTGCTGACCGCCTCTGTGAGCGGCGTCACCAGCCCGACCTATGCCTGGGCGTTCTCCGGCCTGCAATCCAACCCTGTCGCATCCACAACGAACACGCAGACGATCACGGCTGCTCAGTTCGGCACGGCCAAATCGGCTACGGTGACTTGCACGGTCAACGGCACGTACAAGGATCAGGTGACGCTCGTCCGCCTGGAAAAGAGCACCGCTGCGGCAGGCGCGACTGTTGGTTCAAACCTTGCCGATCCGTTTTCGACCGCAACTTGGTATCCGGGGCACCATACCTTTGAAACCGTAACGGACGGCAAGGTCGGATCGCTCGTTCTTCGCCTGAATACCGGACATAGCAACCCGGAGCAACTTCGGTATATCCCCCTGGACAGGACCAAGAAATATCGCGTGCGCTTCTGGGCTCGCCCGCAGGCTGGTGCAGACGGCACGCTGTACTTTGCCTTGCGCCAGTACATCAGCCCCGGTGTCTTCGGCCCCGGCAATACAGGTCTCGCCCCGTACAAACCGGCATCCGTAACTCCCGGTGTTCATAACACCAACTTCGGAACGGACGCCTGGGGCGAGTATTCCTATATCTGGACCACGGCGGACTGGCAGGCTGACGTAACGCTGGTTCGCCCGCTGTTCCTGCGCAACTACGGCGGCACGGTTGGCTATTGGGAGGTGCAGGATCTTCGCTTCGAGGAGGTGACGGAGGTTGAGGCGGCAAAGGATTCGGCTGCGGCGGCAAATGCGCTTCTTGCGGATATCGCAGCAGACAGTAAGCTCACGCCCGTCGAAAAGCAGTCCGTTCGTGCTGAGTGGGATGCCATCTACGCGGAGCGTACAGGGATTCGTACGCAAGCGGACGGCTTCAGCATCACGACCGAAAAGACCACGTATGACGACGCTTTCCAGGCACTCGGCACGTACCTGAATGCAGGCACGGCCTATACCATCGGCGCGACGCCTCCGATCTGGATCACGGACGCGAACCTTGCCACGACGACCACGATTGTCGGCTCGACCTTCCGCGCCAACTGGTCGAATCTGTATGCAGATCGGCAGGCGCTGCTGAACAAGATCAGCGCCGAGGCGGCGAAGAGGGCAGATTGGTCGAGTGTAACGGGGTCTGGAAGGCCAGAGAACGGCGCTACGGTCGGCGCAAACGACTCGAACTATACAGGGAGCCGGGGCAACAACCTGCTGCGAAACTCGATGCTGAAAGACTCCCTTGCGGGCTGGGGGCACGCCCTCGGCCCCGGATGTGTGCTTGGCGAGTTTCGCGCCGCATTCAACGAGAATGGGGTGCCAAAAGGGTACGGGGCTATTAAGCTTGGTTTTTCTGGGGCGGCGTCGGGCGCTTACGAAAGCCAAGTATATTGTGGAGATCTCGCCGTTCCCTGTGCCCCAGGGGAGCGAATGGAGCTTGGCGCCCGTGTCGGCGTGTATCGTGGAGACGCGCAACTCACAGCGTCGTTCTTGCTATCGGATGGTTCGTTTACGCTCTACGTACCTGTTACAGGGGGTGTATCCGAAGCAACGAACCAAACGGCGTGGACGCAGAACCTTTCGGACCTGCAACACCTGTGGGGTTTTGTTACGGTTCCGGCAAACGCTGTGAAGTGCTACATGGAAGTGCGGGTCAAGCGAACATCTACAATTGCGCCGACTGACTTTTACATCGCGCTGCCGTATATCGGAAAAGCCGGGCTTGCACAGACCGTCTACAGCCCGTGGAACCAAGGTGTGTTTATCACGCCGTCCGAGGTTACTACTTGGATCGCCAATGCGGCGCTTGGGAATGCGCAGATTGGTGGTGACATCTGGAGCAGCAACTTTGCTGCTGGCTCGGCGGGCTGGCGAATCTACCGTGACGGCAACGCGGAGTTCCGTAATGTCACGGCTCGGGGCGATATTGAAGCATCGAGCCTGAAGGCTGGTGTGGCAATGATTGACGCGCTTAACCTCAAAGGTTCCGCGCTCATTATCCCGATACAAATATCGTATGGCGCAAAGAGTATAAACTTACCTTACACGCAAGGAGAGTGGCTTTCTGGAGAGGCGCTCCGATACACACTGTCGCTTGCCCACGGCGGGCTTTTCAAGTTTTCATTTACCGGGTCGTTTTACATAGACCACTGGACGGGGCACGCAAACTATGGCTACGGCTATCAAACAAAATCAGTGGAGTTGTGGATAGACTACGTGCGCGTAGATTATTTAGCGACAAATTTGCCGCAGGGTGAGTCCTACCCTCTGAGTGCAGGCCAAATAACCGAAAGGTTCTATTGGCTTGGCCCCGGAAACCACACTATCTCCATACGCATGTGGGCGCTGATGGCTGACGGGGGCGCAAGAGTTGCTTGTTCGGCAGGTTCGTTATCTATCCAATCATTCTCAACGGTGGCTTCGGATGTATAACATGCACGTTATCTATGATACCACAACGGGGATTGTGGATAAGTTAATGCCTGATGTCGGGGGCTCATTGGCACTAAACGTGCAGGAAGGGCAGTCATCTATGCCGTGGGTACCAACCATCACAGGCATTGCAGACTACTCCTGGGTGGAGGTTGATGGGGAGGGAAATAAAACACTACACTCCGCGCCTCCAAAACCTGAACATCACAAATGGGATTGGGCCACAAAATCCTGGCTCCCCAACCTCGACGCGGCCCGAGAGTCCCAACGTCAATCGTGGAACGCGTGTCGCGACCGCGAACTCGTGGCGGGCTACCCCCACAACGGCCACGTCTTCCACTCCGACGACCGATTCATGGCCGAACTCCAGCTCATCCTGAAGGGCTACGAGCGCGGGTATCTCACCGGCACGAGTGCGATCCGCACGCGAGACAACGGCACGCTCCAGATGACGCATGCTGAGATTGAATCCCTGCTGCTCCTGATCGGGCTGCACCGGCAGGCAATCTACGCGCAGTCGTGGGCGGGAAAGGACGCGCTGGCGAGCCTGACAACGCTTGAAGACATCATGGCGGGTGGGCCGCCAGCATGACCTGTATATCGGCTCGCTTCTGTGCTAAATTCAAGGCAACGTGCTACGACCTAAACACATGAGCGAGCGGACCTTCTTCGGCGTACTAACACCTGAGCAAGCCTCCGGCGCGCTCTGGCCCGCCGTCTCCGCGCTGGTGGCGCAGGCCATCCCCTACGGGCGCGGGGAGTACACGCTGGAAGACATCCACGAGGGGTTGCGTAGCGGCAGCATGCTCGCCGTTGCCAAGGTGGTCGACAGTCAGGTCGAGTTCGTCGTGACCTGCGTGGTGGCGGTTTTCCCCCGCAAGCGCGTGCTGTACGTGCAGTACGGGGCTGGGCGCGGGGGCGCGGACCTGAAGGAAAAACTCATCGAGGTCGCACAGGTGCTGAAGTGTGACTGGATCGAAACGCGCTGCCGTGAATCGGTAGCAAGACTGTACCGCCGTTCCGGGTTCGAGACGGGGTATCAAGTGTGCATTCTAGAGGTGTGAGACTATGGGCTATCGAAACAACCCATTGATGGAGCCGGAGTTCTTCACGCCTCCGGGGTCGAAGCGACTGTACAAAGGTGGCGGTAGCGGGCAGGTGTACTACGCCAACCAGGACAAGCTCGCCGGGGTGCAGGCCGACATCGCCACCAACCTGTACAACCAGTACGCGGCCTACGCGCCGCAGGCGCTTGGCAACCTCTCGAACATGGCGGCGGACGCCCAGAGCGGACAATACACCCGCGACCTGCGTAACAGGGCCGGAACGGACGCGGCGGCAGCGGCGGGGATGGAGCGCGCAGCGGTCGAACGCCAGATGTCCTCGATGGGGGTGAACCCGAACGACCCGCGCTTCTCCGGTGCGCTGCGCGCGACCGCGCTGGGTAACGCCGCAAACATCGCTGCCGCCAAGAACAAAGCGACCCAGTACGGTGATGACATGGCGTGGGCGCGCTCGCAGGACTTCTACAACAGCTTGGCGGGAATGCCGTCCCAGTCGGCCTCAATGCTCGCCTCCAGCGGCGCTCAGTATGGGCAGTTGGGTGGGGCAATGCAGCAGCAGAGCAACGCGAACGCGCAGGGTTATGGTCAGTTCGGCGCGCAGATTGCAGGCGGCATGTTCAAGGCCGATGGGGGTTACATCGACGAGCCGCGTTTTGCGCTCGGCGGCGCTGTAGGTGGAGTTTCGATGCCGCAACTGGGTAACTGGCGCGACCGCCCCTCCGGGTTCAAGATGGACGACATGTCCGCTGGGGACAAGGTCATGGCCGTCGCCGCGCCCATCGCCATGCACGCTGGGGCGAACGCGCTGGGCAAGCACGTCATCAACCCGCTGATGGACAAGGCGGGTGCTGCGATCGGTGACGCCGTGGGTGGGTTGTTTGGTGGCTCCGCTGCGGCCTCTGGTGCGAACGCGCTGTGGGGTGCCGAGACGGCTGCGATGGGTTCTGGTCTTGCTGCCACGCCGACGACGGCGCTTGCCACGCAGGCAATCGGGGACACCGCGCTTACTTCGACGCTCGCCGCCGAAGCAGCAGGGGCAGGCGGTACATCTCTTGCCGCAGGTTCTGCTGCCGGTGCCGCTGGCGCGGGCCTTGCTTCGACTGCCGCCGCCCTACCTTGGGTTGGTGGTGCGTACCTGCTCGGCTCTGCGCTCGATCTGTGGGCCGATGGTGGCCCGGTGCCGCACGAACAACCTCGCGGCCTTCGCCTCGACATGCGCCAAGGTGGCGCAACCCCCGACATCGGCACGGAAACCTCCGACTCGATCCCGGCGTGGCTCTCGAAGGGCGAGTACGTCGTCAACGCCGACGCAGTGGAGGAAGTCGGCAAGGACAAGCTGGAGAAGATCAACGAGAAGGGCCTGAAGAAGCGCTACGGCAAACGCAAGGGCGGCAAAGGAGGCAAGGCATGAACAACCTCGGCATCGCCCTCGGGGCGTACACGAACGAGATGAACCGCCAGCGCGAGCAGCAGCGCGCGGATGCGGCAGACCAGCGACAGCAGCAGCAGTTCGACCTCCAGATGCAGGAAGCCGAGCGGGCCAAGGGTATCCGCTCGCAGCGGGAGTTAATGGTCAACGAGCTGAAGGCGTACCGCGCCGCGCTGGACAACCCCTACGACGCGCGCAACTTTGCGCTGCTGCGCGACGGCGCCAAGAAGCACGGCTATGGCGACCTGACCCGCATGGGCGGGACGCTGGGTGTTTTTACGGGTGGCGAACAGGGCGTTCCGCAGTTCAAGCCGCTGAACCCTGAGGACTTCAAGGCGCAGATCAACAGCGCAATGATGGACCAGCTCGTGTACGCCGACACCGATCAGGTGATGCCGTACCTTCAGAACCAAGCGAACTCCGCTAAGGACGAACGCCGCTGGCAGGCCGACCACGGCTTGAAAGCCGATGAGAACTCCTGGAAGAAAGCGTATTACGGCAACGAGTCGGAGTTGGCTCGCCTCAAGTTGGCGCTTGAGGAGCGAAAGGCTAACGCATACATCGCAGAGCTTGGTCGAGCGCGCGGCGGAAGCGGCGGTGCAGGGGACGCGTCCGGCTTGACCCCCGAAGAACAGACGCAGCTCAATCGCGCCTGGGAGGGATACCAGCTCGCAATGGCGTCGGGTGACGGGACCGCTATCGCCCGCGCTGCCCAGAACTTGGAGATGCTTCGCAGCACGTTTGCGGTTCAACGCGGCAAGTTTCCAAGCATCGGCGGCAATAACACGCGGACGCCGTCTGACCCGGAGGCGACTAAGGCGTTCTACGATTTTGTGAAGAACAACCCCGAAGCGTCCGATCAGGTGTTGCGCAGTGTGAAGAAGAACCTTGGACTCCCGGTCGAGCCGACCAAGCTCGACCTCATGTTGGAGAACGAGCGAAACGGGCAGCGCCCCGCAGCAGGCTTGAGTCTCGCCCCCGCCCCGCGCCAATCGGGCGGACACTTTACCGCGCCACAAAACCCTTATGCGGGTAGAGCGGAGGCCGCTGCGGCGCTGCGGCAGTTTAACTCAGACCGAGCGGTAGACCTCAGTAGCATGAATCCGGTCGTCCGCACTCGGGCGCTCCTTGAGCGCGACGCCTTGGCGCGCGAGTTGGGGCTTCTCGCTCCAACCCAATCGCAGATTCCGTTCCAACGCCCCAACACCCGGTAAGAGGGACAGATGGCAACACTTGACGACTTCCGCCAGCTTCCGCAGTACAAGGATTTCTCCGACGAACAGCTCGTTGTCACGCTGAGTCAGAAGTACGGCATCGAGCCGGGGGAAGTCGCGCAAGAGTTCGGCGTAAACTACAACCCCCAACGCAACCCGCTTGGGGCGGGCCTGTCAGCAGGTGTCGACCAACTGCAAGGTCTCAGCTATGGCGCCATTGGCGCTGGGGCTCGCGCGCTCGGCGCTGAAGGTGTGGCCGACTGGGCTGACCGGGGGGTTACGCGAAACTACGCAGAGTCCGCCTTCAACGGCCGAGCAGACCTTGAGCGCATCGAGAACCAAAGCCTCGGCTCGGCACTGCCGTTCCTCGGGTATCAGGTTGCCAAGCAAGTGCCGATGCTTGCTGGTACGTTGGCTGCGAGCGCTGCGGTTCCTCAAGCTGCCATTCCTGCGGCGCTATCGCGCGGGCTGGCCGTCATCCCGAAAGGCCTGGGGGGCGGGGGTCTCAAGGCTGGAATGGACTTCGCAGGTCGTCGCGCGGCACTGGAGGCGGGTAACGCCTTTGGTCGGACGATTGCCGCGAGCTACCCCATCGGTGTGGGCGCGATGTACGGCGAAGCTGTCGAGCGGGGCGACCCGACACAAGGCGACGCGCTGGCGGCACTGGGTCTGGGGGTTCCGTATGGTGCCGCAGAAGCGGTCATGCCCTCGATGGTGCGCAACGCGTTTGGCAACAACGCCGCACGGTTTGCCGGAGGGCTCCCGACGCGGCTCGCCAAGGCTGGAGGTCTAGGCTTCGCAGGGGAGTCGAGCACCGAACTTTTCCAGAACGAACTGGAGATGGGCTTTGCGGGCGACCTGACGCAGGACGAAATCGACTCCCGCCGCCTGAACTCGGCGGTCATCGGCGGCTTGGTGGGCGGCACCTTCAACCTGCCGGCTGGCTTCCGTGGCCAGCGCAACCCGGCCGACCCGATCGACCTTCTGAACCGCGACAGCTCGCCGCAAGTCGAGGCGGCGCCCCAAGTCGGGCAGTCCGAACTCAACTTCGACGTCACTGGCGAAGAGGCTATCGGCACGCGCGGGCTTCGCAACCCGTTCGACGCGGCGGGGTATGTGTCTGGGTTCCAGCAGGGGCAGGAGACGACGGTCGATGTGCCGCAGTCGGACCTTTTCGGTGGCGTCAACGAGATGCCCCCGGTCGACATTCCTCGCCCGCCCAAGATCGACATCCCGGTGCCGCAACCCCTCCAGTCCGACCCGGTTCGCTCGGCGGTCGCGCAAGCCTCGCCCGCCACGCTGCGCCGTGACGGTAGCCTGAAGCGCAACGTCGAAGAAGCCATCGCCGAATATGAAGGGTTCATGCCTGGAGAGATCGAGCGCTCGATAGAGGCGCTTTCCACCAGCCGCAAGGCGGATGCGGTGTGGCGTGTCGCCGCCCTCGAAGCCATCGCGCGCCAGCGCGCAGCCCAAGGAGCCCCCGTCGTACAACAGCCTGCCAGCGTAGCTGACCGGCTCGACACGGCGAGCAGCGGTGTAGAAATCCAACAAGTCCTCCTCAGCGCAGACTCAGACGCGTTGATCAGCGCGGCACTTAACCGCCCCGACCTTCTTCCAAAAATTCAGTCCGGGATGAGCCCGCCCGCGTGGGAGATGTTTAGTGCGGACATTGCGGCAGCGCAACAAGAAGCCCAACCCACCAATGTGCCCCCGGTTGAACAAGTGGCTGCGCAAGCAGAAGAAGCGCGCAGACAGGAAGGCGCGCAGGTTGGCGCAGAGCAATCCCGAGACGCAGAGCGAGCCCAAGTTTCCCGCATCTTCGACACTCTGAGCGAGCGCGAGCGCGAAGTCCTGACCAAGTATCACTTCGACAAGATGACGTTCGAGGAGATCGGGTCGGAACTGAAAGAGCGCGGAGAGTCAGGCACCACGCGCCAGCGTATTGATCAGCAGCACAAGGAGGCGCTGAGGAAGCTCGCCGAAGCAGGTCGCCCGTTCGGGCTGACCCAGGAGCGCTTGCGCCTGTACTTCCCGGACGAAAGCCGCCGAATGGCGGGCGGTGCCGACGTCCAAACTGCGAGCGCCGCAGAGGTCGCCCAATCCGGGGCAGGTATGACCTACCGTGACGAGTCGAACAACGGTGCGGTGAATCAGGCTAACGACGAGTTCGAGATGGCCGACGCCGTCGACGGCGCAGAAGCTCTTGATCTTGACACCGACATCGCCCGCGAGGAGTTCGACGAAGGGTTCCGAGGGGAGCAGGGTGCTGATGTTGACGCACTGGAGCAGGTCGAAGCCGTGGAGTCGATGGCGCGCACTGAGCGCGACCACAATGGCCAAGAGATTACCGAAGAAGCGGTTCGTATTGCTGGTTTGGAGTACGATCAAGACCTTCAGGAAGGCGACGTGCCGTTCGCGCAGCTCGATAGTGCGGACCAAATCCGGTACACCAAGGCGGCGATTGCCTTCAACGACGAGGTTTTGTCCGCACAGCAACTGATGCGGGTTTTCGGAGAGATTGCAGATGGCGCAAGACAACAAGCCAGTCAGCCGCAGCGAGCAGTTGAAGAAGCAGGAGCTGTGGCGCAAGTTCAAGGGGCAGTTCCGGCAAGAGATGCGGGAGAAGCACGGCAAGAAACCGACGCCCGAGAAGAAGTAACCGATGCGGTCGACTCCGATACGGCTGGGTTTGGGGAGGGCAACAGGTACTCCCGCACCACCGGCACCCAAGGCACCACGGTCGAGGCCGTCCGCTCGGCCATCAACGCCATCGCCACCCCGATGGGTCGGCGCAAGATCACGGTGTACCAGACCGCCGACGAGGCGGTGCAGAGCGGTGCGCTTAACTCCAAGGACGCCAAAGGTACGCAGGGTTGGGTCGACTCCAAGGGTAACGCGTTCTTCATCGCCGGTAACATCCCCAACGGCTCGGAGCTGGCGGTGGTGCTCCACGAGATCGGCGCGCACTTGGGTATCGAGAAACTGCTGACGGCCGCGCAGTACGAAGCGCTGGTGAAGAAAATCTTCGACTGGGCGCAGTCCGACGCCAACACCCAGGAAGCCAGGATCGCCCGAGCGGCGCTCGCTCGGGTAGAGTCCGCCAAGCTGAAAAACGACGCCGACCTCGCCCCCGAGACCATCGCGTACTTCGTCGAGGAGGCCGTCAAGGCCGGGGTGAACCCAACCGCGATGCAGTACAAGACCGAGCTGGGGCGCTGGTTCCGCACCCTCTGGGCCGCGTTCAAGGTGGCGCTGCGCCGCCTGAACCTCATCAACGCCGACCGCCTCACCGCGCAGAACGTTGTGGACTTGGCGTATGGTGCCGCGAACTTGGAGCTGACTGGGAAGTTGGACGGGGAGTATGGCGGGGCGCCTCGCGCGTCCACCGACGCCTTCAAGCGTTGGTTCGGCGACTCCAAAGTGGTCGACGCACAGGGCAATCCGCTGGTGGTGTATCACGGCACTGCCGCTGATATTGAGTTTTTTGACCCGTTGGCGCTCGGTGCCAACACCCGCGCAGCCTCGGCTAAAAAGGCGTTTTTCTTTGCCGCCAGTCCGAAAGTGGCTTCTGGCTACGCAGTGCTGTCCGAGTCGCGCCCAAGCCTGAAAGTGTCAATCATTGATAACGCAGCAAAAAGCGAGGTGTTGCCCGAGTCGCTGCGCAAGATGCTGTTGAAGTCCATCAACGAGACGACCCTCTCCAAAGCCGAGCACGCGGAGTGGGACGAGATGACAAGCGGTGTTGAATTCACGATCGGAGCTAACGTGCTGCCGGTCTATCTTTCGATGCAGAACCCCCTGGTAGTGGACTACAAGGGCAGCGACTATCGTGAGCGTAGCTTCGCGTCGGTCGTGGCAGAAGCCAAAAAGAACGGGCACGACGGGGTCATCTTCCGCAACGCAAAAGATACGATACACAACGATTTTGCCGAGGTTTCGGACATTTTCGCCGTGTTCGAGCCGACCCAGATCAAGTCGGCTATCGGCAACAACGGCAACTACGATCCGACCGACCGTCGAATCAGATTCTCCAAAGCTGCCGACCCCCAACTCACCGAACTCGCACAAGAGTCCAGCCAACGCGCTTGGGCAGCGATCCGGGCTGGCGTTCGCAAGGGGTGGACCGGGCTGGCCTTCTCCTCACATCTGGCTAACGCAGCACACCGCGCCGGTCTGACCTCGGCTCGTGCCCTCGAATTGGTGCAGCGCAAAAAAGCCACTCGTGCCTACGAAATCCAGATCGAGGTGGAGAAGGTGTTGTCGAAGTTCGCCGATCTGAAGGGGCAAATCAACGGGCGCCCAGCAAGCGAAGCGGTGCAGCGGTTCATCTACGACTCCACCTTCGACAAGAAGTGGGGGTTTGCCCCGGACTGGAAGCGAGACGCCGTCGTCGACCCCGAGATTGAGCGTCGATTCAACGCGCTGCCGACCGAGGCTCAGACCGTCATCAAGGACGTGTTCCGCCACGGTGACGCGATCTTCAAGGAGAAGCAAGACCTGCTGCGCAAGACGCTCACGGGTGAGTACGAGGCGCTTATCAAGGCCGAGACCGACGACGGCAAGCGGCGCAAGCTGGAGCGCCAGCGCGACAAGGAGCTGCGTGAAGCCGGTCGCCTTATCGCCGAGATGAACGGACCGTATGCCCCGCTGCGCCGCTACGGCAACTACGTGGTGGTCGCCAAGTCGCAGAAGTACCGCGACGCGGAAGCCGCTGGGCCGGTTGACGCCAAACTGAAGCGTGACGAGAACCACTACGTCGTCGAGTTTGCCGAGACGCTGTACGAGGCCGAGCGCCTGCAAGGGGTGCTGGAAGGCAAGTTTGGTAAGGGGATGGTGTGGGCTGGCGAGAAGGAAACCGCCACGGAGCAGTTCGGCGAGTTGCCGTTCATGGCGGTGCAGCGCCTGCGCAAGATGGTCGATACGGACCTCGACGGCGACCTGAACACCAAGTCCAAGCGCACGCTCAACAAGCTGCTGGTAGACCTCTACATCTCGACGCTGCACGAAGCTAACGCCCGCCACTCGGAACAGAAGCGCCAGTTCGTGAACCGGGCAGACCGTGACACTGCGGCCAAGGACATGATGCGGGCCTTCGCCACACAGGGGCGGGCGGACTCGCACCTCGTGAGTGCGTTGCAGTTCAACTCCGAGATTGTCGACGAGATGCAGAAGCTGCGCAACGAGGCTAAGAACGGGCAGGGTGATAGTCTGCTCAAGACCCGCCTGCGCAACGAGATTTTGCAGCGCCACATGATGGACCTGGACTTCCGCGAGACGCCTGTTCAAGACAAGCTGATGTCGCTCAACTCGTTCTGGATGCTGCTCACCAGCCCAGGCTACTACGTGCAGAACGCCACACAGGTCATGATGATGACCCAGCCGGTGCTTGCCGGTAAGTTTGGTCAGAACCGCTCGATGCGCCAACTCATGCGCGGATACCAGGACGCAATGCGGGTGCTGAAGGGCAGCTCGTGGAACGAGGCGGCGGACCTCTCGCGCTTTAACGGTACCGCCGACGAAAAGGCGATGCTCATCGAGCTGCAAGCACGCGGCACGCTGGACTTCGGCATCTCGGCAGAGCTGGGCTACTGGGAGTCGCGCGGGGAGATCAGCAAGGTCTTCAACCAAGTGATGCGCAAGGTCGGCATGGGCACCCGCAAGCTGGAGGTGCTGAACCGGATGTCGTCGGCGCTCGCCGCCTACCGCCTGATGTACGACCAGACTACCGGCACCCAGGCCAAGCGCCACGCGGCGGCGCTGGACTACGCGGACTCGATCATCAAGGACACCCACGGCGACTACAGCTCGACCAACGCGCCGCGTTACCTGCGCATGATGCCCAAGGTGATGACGCAGTTCCGCAAGTTCCAGTTGATCCAGTTGAGCCTGTTCGCCAAGGTGATCCACGGCTCGATCAAGGGCGCAAACCCTCAAGAAAAGCGTGCCATGCGTGCGGCACTGGGCTACCTCTTCATGAACCACGCGCTGCTGGCCGGTGCAGTCGGCATCCCCGCCTCGGCCCTGCTTGGGGCGATCTACGCGATCGCCGGAGATGATGACGACCCGAACGACTGGGAAGTGGATGTGCGCCGCGCCATCGGCGACAAGGAGATAGCCGACCTGATCCTGCACGGGCTGCCCTCGCTCATCAACATCAACATGAGCAACAAGATCGGTGCCGGGACGATGCTCGACCCACTGCCCTTCGTGGAGTACGAGGCAACCCGTGGCGGCTACGAGAAGGCTGTGACGGCTGCGATGGGTCCGCTGATCGGGGGTCTGGGCGCCCAGGTTGTCGACGCCTTCGGGCGCATCCTCAAGGGCGATGTGGCGCAAGGAACGGCGCAGCTTCTACCTCGTGGTTTCCGGGACGCGACGCGCGGCTTCATGGCAGCGCAGGACGGCATCCAGCTTCGCAACGGGCAGACTGCCCTCACGCCGGAGGAACTGAGCTTCTACGACTCGCTGATGATGGGCCTGGGCCTGCCGACCCTGAAGACCACGAGCCGCACGGAGACGCAGTTCAAGTCGCAGCAGTACGAGCAGTTCTTCCGCGAGCGTGTCACCAAGCTGAAGCGCCAGTACAGCGAAGCCTACGAGGAGAACGACCGCGAAGCGATGCTGGAGGCCCGTCAGGCGTGGGCTGAGATGCAGGCGAGCCGCAAGAACCTCGGGTTCAAGGTGCAGCCTCTGTCCGAGATGCTCAAGGCGCCGCGCGAGAAAGCCAAGGCCGAAGCGAAGCTTCAAGGCGGGGTCCGCACCACGGAGCAGGCGAGGGGGTTTGTGCAATCGCTCCAGTAGTGCTACGATGTAAGCAAGTTGGTTCCACCGACTTCTCCCCCTCCTCTCCTCCCTGAGAGATTTCCCCCGGACTAACCCTCCGGGGGTTCTTTTTTGCGCAGTGCAGCAACATGCCGCCCCCACAGCCGCCACGCCTCGCGCCGCTCGGGCAGGTACTCCGCGCGGTTGTAGACCGCCAGCACACCCTCCATGCGGTGGTTCAGCAGCTTCTCGATGACGTGGAGTCCAACCCCCGTCTCGGCCAGCCGGGTCGCCATCGTGCGCCGCAGGTCGTGCAAGGTGAAGTGCGTCATCTGCCAGTGCCGCACTGTGTAGTTCGCTGATGCCGACACGCTGGAGGGGTCAAGCCCCCGGAAGGGGCGGTCTCCAAACTGCCGAAACGCGAGCTTCACCAGCGCACGGGCCTGCGGGCTGAGATAGACCTTCTGCTCGCGCTGCGCCTTGGTCCTCTCCTCGGGGATGATCCACCACGCACCCTGAACTTCACCTGTATGGATGCCCAGTACCTCGGCGCGGCGCTGCCCGGTGAGAAGCAGCAGCCCATAGATCAGTTTGCGCTTGAGAGTCATTCTCGGTGCGAGAGCAGTATTACGAATGATTCTCATTAACTCATCGTCCGAGAGCACCCGGTCTCTGGACTGAACCGGAGGGCCGATGTGGCGGGACGACAGCCGGGACAGCACGTTCTCCTCCAACCAGCCGCGTGACACCGCGAAGTCGAACATCCCCCGCACCACCTGGAGCGCCCGCTTGGCCGAGACGGGAGAGCCCCGGTCGAGCATGTCTTGCAGCACGCCGCTGATGTCCGCACGGGTGACGAGTCGGATGGGTGTCGTGCCGAAGGGGGTGAGGAAGTTCGCCGTGATCTGCTGGGCGTGGTTGTCGGGGCGGCGCACGGTCTCCACGAGGTGCTGGTGGTATGCCTCCCAGGCTTGGGCGAAGGTCTTGTTGAGCGGCTGTGCGCTGCTACGCGCGTTGTGGATCGCCGTGCGGGCGTCCATGAGCGACAAGCTGGGGTAGGTTCCGAGCGTCACCCAGCGGCTCTTGCCGTGGGCCTGTTCGCGTTGCACGAACGTCTTGCGCCCGGTCTTCGACACGCGCAGGTAGAGCCCGTCGCCATCGGCGATGAACTGGTCCTTGTCGGTCGGCTTGAGGCGGCGGATTGCCAGATCGGATAATGACATCGGCGTGGATTCTGTGACTGGTGCTGTGACTAAAGCGTAGGTTATTTACCGTTGTTCAGGCAACCCTTAAGTTACGCTATGCAACGCCAAACCCGCGCCAGTGCTGGAAGTTTGCAACCACAGACCCCGCGCCACAAGCGGGTTCACTTCCTTCGGGCAGAAATGAAAAAGCCCGCAGTTGCGGGCTTTCTGGGTCGGCTGTGACTATTATTGTGACTGTGCTTCCGGCTCCGGTGACTCAGGCTCCACCACGCGAAGGCTCGCCCGGTTGTCCAGGCTCGACACCCTGCCGTAGTCCAGTTCGATGTAGCGAACCGCTGCGCCAGGGAGGTTGGTGCCCCGGAACAGGTTAACTGGCGCCGGTCGCTTGTCGCCAGTTAGAAGCGAGTGGACGATGTAGCCCTTCTTGTCCAACTCGCTCTTGAACCACGCACTTGCAACCCGGTTCTCCGCGCACCAGTCGCTGACCGCCTTGCTGGCGATGAGGAAGCGCCGATCTTCTGTCGCCATGCGCGCCACCGGGTTACGGACCCGGTTCGCGTCCACCATCTCAGTGTACCTTCCGGTGCGGGCGTCACGGAACCAGCGCGTGGTGACGATGCGGCTCTGCATGTCGGAGAGCATCTGCTGGAGGTAGTCTTCCGCCGTGTAGTTCGCGGCGGTACGCCAGTCGCGCAGCGCGATGATGTGTCTGTTCGCCCACTTCTGGATCGCCTGGAGGTCGAACCGGATGAACCCCAGCTTCTGCGCAATGGCCCCGCCGAGCATGGCGGTGATCACGACGTCGTGGTAGAAGCGCTCACGAGTCTCGTCCTGGTTGAGGGGGTTGTGCTTGGCGCGCATCTTCTGGAGCCGTTCACTGATGCTACGCTTGTTGCGCTGCACAAACCGCAGGTACTCCCGACCCACCACGCCGTAGTTCTCGCGCAGGATGTCCTCGATCTGCTCCTTGGCGTCGGCACCGCCGAACACCTTGGTGTTGAAGTCATCGGCCAGCATGATCTCGAAGCAGCGCATCTGGGTAGCTTGCGCCTTCTGCCGGTCCAGCTCGGACAGCAGCGCGGTGATGTTCATGTTGCCGGTGATGAACGTGATGGTGTCCCAGTTGAGGTCGTCGGCGATGAAGCTGCCGTCACCGCGCAGGCGCCCCTTTGGCTTGCCGTTGGACAGCGCGAACAGCATGTCCTGCAACTCCTTGGAGTTCCGGCCGGTCATCTCGTCCATGACGAAGGGCAGGTTGCGGGCGATCGCCACGCGCTTCAGAAGCGCGTTCATGGTGCTGCCGTTCTCGCTCGCCGTTACCGACAGGTTGTCGGCCCCGCCATACATCGACACAGCGACCTTGCAGGTTGTGGTCTTGCCAAGACCGCTGTCGCCCGTCAGGGCGATGGGGATGCCATGCCACATATCCGACTCGGCCAACGACACCAGCGGGGCGCCGAAGGCGGCACAGATGAGGAACTGGTAGGGTTCGGCGTTCGGGCGGTTGTAGATGGCGTCGATCTTCTCGACCCACTCCTGCGCCGTACCACGCACACCGAAGTCGCCGGAGAGGTTTGGGGGCAGGTTGAGCATGGCGGGCTCGACGCCCCGCCCGGTGACTTTCTTGTTGCCAAGCACGAAGCCGTCGTCGTGCCACCCGAAACTGGAGTAGGTGACAGTCTCCACGCTATGGGCTCGTGCAGCGCTGATCGCGTCCTGCATGAACTGTTTCATGTGTTCTCTTCCTTGCTTGCCGATCGTGTAGATTTCATACGCACCCAGCGCGTTGGCGAGCGCCTGGGTTTCCGCGACGGCCTTGCTGGGCACCTCGATCTCACGCCACCGCTTGTCGTCCACTTTCATGGAGAGCCTGATGGCGAAGGTGCCGTCTTCCTGGCGGAAGCGCATGTACGGATAGACGTAGGTGTTGGAGAAGTTGATCCAGGTGAGCGCGCCTTCCTCGTCTTTCTTCGCCACCTTGAGGAACTGGCCGTCCCAGGCGTAGCCCTTGGGCCAGAATGGAACCTGATCGGGCAGCTTCGCCTTGTACTGCTCGGGGTCGTGGTGCGCCACGGCTTCAACCTCGGGCGCCTTGATGAT